GTAGTACCAGATGTTCCTGAAGTACCGGACGTTCCGCTAGTTCCTGAAGTACCAGTTGTTCCAGATGTTCCGCTAGTTCCTGATGAACCTGAAGTACCAGTTGTTCCAGATGTTCCTGAAGTACCAGACGTTCCGCTAGATCCTGAAGAACCACTAGTTCCTGATGTTCCGCTAGTTCCTGATGAACCTGAAGTACCAGTTGTTCCACTTGAACCAGATGTTCCTGAAGTACCAGACGTTCCGCTAGATCCTGAAGAACCACTAGTTCCTGATGTACCAGATGTTCCTGAAGTACCAGACGTTCCGCTAGATCCCGAAGTTCCTGAAGAACCACTAGTTCCTGATGAACCAGATGTTCCTGTTGTACCTGATGAACCACTTGTTCCACTAGTTCCTGATGAACCTGATGTACCACTAGTTCCTGTTGTTCCGCTTGATCCAGAAGTTCCTGTTGTACCTGATGAACCACTTGTTCCTGTTGTACCTGAAGAACCACTTGTTCCACTAGTTCCTGATGAACCTGATGTACCACTAGTTCCTGTTGTTCCGCTTGATCCAGAAGTTCCTGAGCTACCGCTAGTACCGGTCGTACCACTTGAACCTGAAGTACCAGTTGTTCCAGATGTTCCTGAAGAACCACTTGTTCCACTAGTTCCTGATGAACCTGATGTACCACTAGTTCCTGTTGTTCCACTTGAACCTGAAGTACCAGACGTTCCGCTAGATCCTGATGAACCTGATGTACCACTAGTTCCTGTTGTTCCACTTGAACCAGATGTTCCTGAAGTACCAGATGTTCCTGTTGTACCTGATGAACCACTTGTTCCTGATGTTCCGCTAGTTCCTGATGAACCTGAAGTTCCAGCCGTTCCTGAGGTTCCACTTGAACCTGATGTACCCGTTGTTCCACTCGAACCTGATGTTCCGCTAGATCCTGAAGTACCTGATGTACCCGTTGTTCCACTCGAACCTGAAGTACCAGTTGTTCCTGATGTACCGCTAGTTCCTGAAGAACCATCTGTACCATCAACACCACTTATTCCAGATGTACCTGAGGTACCATCCAAACCGCTAGTTCCTGAAGAACCAGATGTTCCTGTTGTACCTGATGTTCCGCTAGTTCCTGAGGAACCACTTGTTCCACTAGTTCCTGAAGAACCAGATGTTCCGCTAGTTCCTGAAGAACCAGATGTTCCTGTTGTACCTGAAGAACCAGATGTTCCTGTTGTACCTGAAGAACCAGATGTTCCACTAGTTCCTGAAGAACCAGATGTTCCGCTAGTTCCCGATGAACCAGATGTTCCTGTTGTACCTGAAGAACCAGATGTTCCACTAGTTCCTGAATTTCCACTTAAACCAGACGTTCCGCTAGTTCCTGATGAACCAGATGTTCCTGTTGTACCTGAAGAACCACTTGTTCCAGTAGTTCCTGAAGAACCTGATGTTCCACTAGTTCCTGAAGAACCAGATGTTCCTGTTGTACCTGAAGAACCAGATGTTCCACTAGTTCCTGATGAACCAGATGTTCCTGTTGTACCTGAAGAACCACTTGTTCCTGAAGAACCACTTGTTCCTGATGAACCAGATGTTCCTGTTGTACCTGATGTTCCTGAAGAACCATCTGTACCATCAACACCACTTATTCCAGATGTACCTGAGGTACCATTCAAACCGCTAGTTCCTGAAGTACCAGTTGTTCCGCTAGTTCCTGAAGAACCAGATGTTCCTGTTGTACCTGAAGAACCAGATGTTCCACTAGTTCCCGAAGACCCAGATGTTCCACTAGTTCCTGACGTACTATTAGGAATTACTACTGTAATATTACCATCTCCATCATCAATAACAGTCGCTCCACTGAATGTAATACCTGAAACGGGAAATACAGGTGTACCACCATCACCAACTGATAATGCCGAACCTGAACCTGATGTAATTCCCGTTATTTCAACATTACTACCATCACTATTATTAAGTGTTAAAGTTTCCGTTCCACTATTATATGTACCTCCAGTAACCGTACCCGTAAACCCCGTAATTGTTATTGTTCCACCTGTATTATTAAATAACTCTAATGTAGTAACTGCAGAAAAATACGTACCACCCGTAATCTGAACGTCAGTTCCTTCAAACTTTTTCCATCTAGCATTTTCCCTTGATACCCCATCAACTCCTTCAATAGTCGATCCCGTCCACGCATTAATGAAGTCTCGACCCTCGGCAGACCTACTATTGACAATTGTACTATAATCGGATTGTGTGATTGCAGAATTTCCTGTCAATCCCGATAAACTATTCCAAAGTAGTTCGTAGTCAGGTATTTGATATTGATAAACAGTTTCTGTTTCTTGAACAAAAACCTGCATACCCAACCTTCTTCTTCCTGAAGATATATTGTCTGAATTTAATGTTACAAAATCAGGTGAAAAAGCAGAACCAGTACCTTTGTTAAAATTTATAGGAATTGTATTGGCAGATAACTGAATATTTGCAGGATAGGTTGATGCTGTAAGAGTTAATCCCAAGTCATTGAGGTCCCAAACCTCCATGTATCCACCAATATTTAATACCGAAAAAGTATTACCAAATGTTACAGTTCTCCCTACCGATTCCGCACCTGATAATTGTGTTCCAGTCGTTGGGTTTTTATATTCGAATGCCATTTTAAATTTGTTATTATAATTAAGTTTTAGTATCTCCTTTGAAATATAATGTGTCCCCTAATGGTACCGTGGCAGGTAATATAAAATTCCACAATACCCTATATATGCCCGCAGGAATTTGACATCCTGCCGGTACAGTCACATTTATCGCAGCCAACCCTGAATCAGGAATGTAATCATTAAATGTATTAGTTGCACAAGCAGTACCGTTACCTACGTCAACTGTCATGTTATTTAAAGTTCCTCCAACACCATTGAGAGGTATCCAAACAGTATAACTATATTGTACATTCGGATTTACTTCAGATGTTGTAATTTCAATCGTTCCGAAGGTATATTGATTTTGAGTACACCCAAAAGTGTCAGTTCCAGATCCTGAAGTTTGCCTAATAGAACTTGAATTGTTAGAAATATTACTAACAAAATTACCATTACTTCCAGTCCATCCCGAATAAAGAATATAAATCGCCATATCCGAAGCGTAAGTCACAGTTGATGGAATCCCACTATTACCCAATCCATAATATTGCATACTACCATTATCAGACATATATTGACCCAAATCATTTTGAGATGTCGAGTCTTGAGGTTCTGGTATTAAATAAGCGCTAAATAGTGGTAAAGATGTACTTGATGGTGTTGGTGTTGGAGTTCCAGTATTAGTTGGAGTTAGTGTATTAGTTGGTGTTGGAGAAGGTGTTTCACTAGGTGTCTGAGTTTGAGTTTGAGTTGTTGTATTAGTTGGCGTTGGCGAAGGCGTTTCACTAGGTGTCTGAGTTTGAGTTTGAGTTGTTGTATTAGTTGGCGTTGGCGAAGGCGTTTCACTAGGTGTCTGAGTTTGAGTTGGAGTTGTTCCAACTGTAGCACTTGGAGTTGGAGTTAACGTAGATGTTAGAGTAGGTGTAGGTGTTGGAGTTGCACATTCTAATACAACTACAATTCCATTGAACATATCGTTTCTAGTCGCGCCAGAATAATATATTACATCATCAACATAAATGTTGAACGGTCCTAGTGCATTTGAATTAGAAGCCAGCCTAACGATATATGAAGTACAACCATCAACTGAAAGTTGTTGCTCAATCTCTGTATTACATCCAGGAGCATTATTAGTAACTAAAATAGAATATGTCGACATTCAAGGTTTTTATTAAATAAATACCACAACTATTCTATTTCATTTACGTTATTATCAAAAATGTATAATGAATATTTTTTAATTAAGATAAACGACACCACAACTTTAATTTGTGGTGTATATTGAAAAATTACAGTTAGATTCTTGGATGTCCATATTAACAACACAAGACGCCAATTCAATGGTAATTTGGAATGAACATCCAAAAGTACATTGTAATATTTTGAATATCCCACAGTTGTTACCATCAACCAACGTCAACATAATTTCAGGTGCTGTATTAAATATTGGTGGAATTACGGTGTTATATTCTACAGTAGGTGGGACTACAGAACTAATTGTTCCAAGCAAAGTTTGATTATTTCCATATACATCCGATATGTAAACACTAAACGGATACGCCGTACTTCCTGATATGTCTGTTATTCTAACTTGTGTCATGATAAACAAATTATGTCATAAACTATGATTAAATCAATAACAATTTCTTCGCCTTGTAGAGAAGTATTAGTCCTATTAGTTTCAATAGTGATTTGATTATTAAGTTGGTCTATTATAACATTTCCCACACCAGGTATTCCCAATAATAACGTACGAATTGTGTCATAATAGTCATTATCAGTTGGTACTTGAACTAATGAAGTCGATGTAAAAAAGTTTTCAGTTGCAATTATTCCTGATGGATTCACGGAAACTTTAACAGTAAAGGTCGCACTTATCAAATCGCAACTTGTGTTTCCTGATGTCAAATCAAAAAACCCTTCATTCAACATTTGTAATAAACCAAATTTGGTTGGTGATTCTATGTTGAATACCTCAGCTCCCATTACATAAGTTTGATATGATGTTGAGTTTGTGTTACAAGTTATTGTTGTATTTCTTGTTAATGAACAACTATTGGAATCAACAACTGTTAAAGAATATGTTCCCGCAGTTAATCCAGTAACTTGTATTTGTTGTGGTTCATTTGGTACATTATCCGACCAATTAAAACTAAATGGTGGCTCACCTGAGGTTATGAATGCAGTAATTTTACCACTCGATCCACTACCACAAGAAGTACTATATAAAGAATAGTATAATGGTTGACTACTTGGTACTAAAATATTTGTAGTTTGAACACATCCATCAGCATCAGTCACAGAAACAACGTGAGTACCTGACGTTAGATTATTGAATGTAACCGCAGTTAAATTTGTGTCTATTACATTTTGTATCCCGTCAACAGAATAATCCAATGGTAAAGTCCCTCCACTTGTTGTAAAAATTGTAACCGACCCATTATTTTGATTACAACTTGTCCCCACAACTTGAGTTGAAATAGTGAATTTATTTTGAGCAACTAAAGTTACCTCTTGTAAATAAGAACATCCACTATTGTCTGTGACACCTACAGTGTATGTACCTCCACTTAGATTTCCAAAAATTTGTGTACTTTGAGAATTACTAATATTTAACTGATTACCCGTTGGACTAATTAAAGTATACGTATATGGTACAGTACCTCCAACCACATTTATAGTGATTGACCCATTAGAACTTGAACAGGTAGAGTTTTGTCCTTGAACTGAAACACTTGTAAGTCCTCCAGGTGTTTCAAGCGTCGTTCCCGCGAACATTTGACATAATCCCGCGTCTGTTACTTGGAAGTTATATTGACCCGCAGATAATCCTGAAATTGAAAACGTTGTTGAATAAGATACTAAAACGTCTCCCGTAGATGCCGAATAATAAAATGGAGAAGTCCCCCCTGTTATGGTCATATTAATTACCCCATTCGATTGAAGACAAGTTGGTGCTGTTGAGGTAAATAATCCAAGTCCCACAGGACTCACGTCTATTATTGTTCCTTCCTTAGATAAAGTACAACCGAATGCATCTGTTACCTCGACTGAATAGTTACCTGATGTTAATCCTGTAATTGTACTACCTGTCTGTCCATTACTCCATAAATAACTGTAAGGTGCTTGACCTGTTTGACCCGTTACAAAAATTTTACCTATCGGAGTTCCTCCACAACTTGAATTTGGTACAACATACAATCCATAATCTAAACTTTCTGAATCTTGAACTATGAATGTTGGAGTAAATGCGGTACATCCCCCTAAATCCGTAACACCCAAATAATAGGTACCAGCACTTAGTTGACCAAAAACAACCGCATCTGTGTTAGTTGTTGCAGAGGTTAGATAATTGTTATTAACATCAAACAAAGAAAAATTTGTTGATGAATATAAAGATGTCGATGACCCTGTAACAGAACCACTATTAGTTCCACAAGTTGTATTTTGTATTGCGGTTATCGTTCCACATACACCACTTGATATTGGTATATTGAGCAAAAATTCATTATTAGTTGGTAAACTACTATCATTTACCCTAACCTGATAAACATTACTGGCTAACCCAACCAAAGACGCCGGCTGAACTGTAATAGTTTGAGACGCATAAGACGGGCTGATAAACTCTACGGTATATGGAGGTGTTCCCGCACTAACAAACAGATTAAGAGCACCCGAATTATTGTTGGAGCAATCACCTGTTACTGTTATATTATAATTTAATACCGCCATTAACTATTACAATTTATACTTATATTTATTCCCGAGTTCAAAGAAAGTGTTTCATTAAGGTTTCTTTCCGTACAAGTAAGACTTGTGATTGTTAATAAGTTTCCATTTAAGAAGAATGTGAACCCATAATCATATAGTTGTGGAAGATATTGTATCAACGCGTTTCTATACATTGTATTAGTTGGTACATCAGTGAATCCATATCCAACATAAAATAACTCTTTAATTATAACATCACTACCAATTCTTAAATCAACATACCAATTACTCTCAACTGAATTTTGGATACAATCATTCAACGTCAATCCACTTTGGGTTAACATATTATTAACTCTATTAGATAATATACTGCTAAAATTACTAACATCAACATCTCCATTCAACCAAGGATATATATTAAAGTCGGTATATTCTGTTGTACATGTATAATCAAAAATATTTGATATTATAAAACATGGTTCAACAGGTACTGGCACAAATTGACACCCCCTTTGTCTTCGATAAACAAACTTCTGTCTTTGGAAGATAGAGTTTTCCATTCTAACTCCTGTATTCCATATTGTTGTAGCAGGAATCATTTGTTCCACCAATTTCATCCAATAAGGACCTATACCATTCACATAGTCAATCAACTTTTGATAGGTATATTTGTTATTAGGTAATCCAACGGTGCTTTCTGATTCAATGTATTTCCAAAAGATAGATTGTAAGGTCGGATAACCACCTGTTTTACCATCAGTAATATATTGACGGTTCCTTACGTTAATCATGTTTTCCCAAAAAGTTTGAGAGAATTCAAAAAACGTTTTCTTTTTTGGCTGTGGATTAACAAAGGTAGAATCGACTCCACCAGGTACGGGATATCCAACCGTTAACCCTGACTCAGGGATTGGATAATCATATCTTCTTGATTGTTCCCAAACATCATAAACTAAACCTTGTGCAGGATTTAAGAAAAGGTCTACGTTTTTAACATTCAACACCAACTTTTCGTTATCGACAAAATAGTATGCGTTGTAATCAGCAGAAGTTGAAACTCTTATTTTATCATCCTCTGCTAGCCAAGATTTATTATTATCAACCACTTTTCTAAGTTTGAACCCTTCTGTCATATATGGAAAATCTCTAAACCTATTTAGATAAGGTTGACCATATGTGAATGGAACTAATTGTGTTTGTATGTTGAAATTTTGTCCTGTGAATACCTGACCTGTTACCACAACCTCGTCAGGACTTCTATGTGATGGAGTTGATTCATACCAACCTGCACCTAATTGAAAGAAATAACTCTCGGAATTTACAGGGGCCTTTGGAAATCCTTCGAAATCTACAGGATAATCATCCAATCTTGTTGAGACATCTTCATATGTGTTGGTGGATGTAAATGCACTAAAAGTTTGACCTTTTATTTTATAAGTTGATCCAGGTATAAACCCTGGAGTACTTTGAACATATGTTCCTCCTGATATCGCAGCCCATTGAATACCAAATTGGTCCATATTTATTTTTTGGTCAGCCAAATAAATGTGTTCATTAAACTCTATCAATGAATCAGGAGCCCCAATCAACCTTAACATAAATTCAACAGACCTTCTTGTCCCTTTTGATTTGAACAAATAAGATGCATTCAAAATTAAATTACGATAGAACGTGTAGTTTAATTCTGTTGGTGTTAAAGCTCTCGCATAACCAGGATATGTTGGTGTTGATGTATTACCAAATACCGAACTTAAAAAGTCCTCGTTAGTTATTGGTGAAAAATTTGAACTCCATCCAAGTGTTTGTGCCAAATTTACCAAAAGTTGTGACGGAATATCATTTGAAGGATTATAACTAACCGAATTCATGTATGCTAAGGCATCTATGAATTGTTTAATTTGGTCAAAACTTCTACCATAAATTTGAAATATCTTTTCGACTTTTTGTCCTAATGTATCAAATTCTTTGAGGGAATCTGTAACCAAAAACCTCGATATCAAATTTGTCTTGAATGAATCCAAATTGATAGCAATTTCCTCAAGTTGTCCTAAATAATTTTCAAATAAAAATGATTTAATATCTAAATTCCATGGACCTTCTTTAGGCCATGTAACTTGTTGATAATTTGTGTAAAATTGTCCTCCTTCATTTTGTTGTGGAACTTGGAATACCGCAGTATATTCAGGTCTTATAAGTCTGTTCAAAAGAAATTTTTGTACTTCATCAAAATCTTCTGCAAAAATTTTATCAACTATAAAATCGTTTGGTCTTACTTGAAATTCTTCATTAGATGTTGTTGCAGTTGTTCCAAATGGTGCTCCTGAAACAATAAATTCAATGAATCCCGATGATAATGTTTGTGATGGAGTAAAAGAAACAACATTGAAAATATTGTCATTGATTGATATACAATAATCCAAATAAGTATTATACAAATTTCTATATGGAGAAACGGTTATTTCCCTTACAGATAAATTTGTTACCGCACTCAAAGAATAATCGATATCGAATGGATTATTAATTCTACTAACATCAATACGGAATGATGTTTCATTTGAAACCGAGTCGTAAGATATGTTAGTTGCTGTTGCTCCTGTTACGAAATCCTCGTTATTAAATAATATATCCAATGATGCAGGAAACCTATGTATAATTTCAGTAATTGAAACCTGAAATCTCTTACTTAAAGACCCATACATTGAAAAGTTTAGAACTTGGGACACATCATAGTTCGGATATACTCTGAACTGTGTTGCCATTATTCTTCTACTCTCATCAACATCACCGATGTTCAACCCTTCCAAACTTATGGGCTCAGAGAATGCCCCAACATTAAACGTTCTATTAACTTTTTCAGTAACCGAAGTTGTAAACTCAAAGTTACCTTGCGTGAGTCCTCCTCCTTCAACTGTTTGTAATCCTACAATATTGTCAGAGAAGGTTGCAGCACCACTACCTGGCCGTGGTGGGTAAAAAAATTTGGTAGTACTTTGAGTCGTAGCCATTAACTAGTTATATTTGTAAAGTTTTTACTGAAATCAATATTATTACCTCTACTTTGTCTAACCTCATAAAGAAGAGCATTAAATTGGTCTCTAATTTCGTATAGGTTGTACTGCCGAAATATGTTATCATTAGAGTCGTAGATAGTGTAGATACCGTCATCAATTGACTTACTTTGGTTTCCATATAGAGCAATAGCAAGAGAAGAAATATCGTACTCAACCATTTCAATCTCAATAGATACTGGATTGAAGAAGGTGTTAGAAATAATAATATCTTGGTCAGGCTGTCCGATGTACGGAGTTGCGTTTGGTTTGTTTGTTGGTGATGAAGATGGTGAAAGAGTTAGGAATATCAAATTTGAATCTCCCTCAACATATCTATATCTAATCGCTTTTTGTGTTGTATTAACTTCATTTGTCACAACAGGTTCGCAGAAGAAACTTGATGTTACAACTCTAAAGAAATTAGGAATTTTTGACCCATCAGTATTTAGATATTCAACTCTGAATCCAACCAATCCTTGTGGAACGAATTTATTTTGATATTGTGTTGGTACATCAGAAATGTCGATTACAATGCCCTTCACGTTCGGGAGTGCGCTTAGGACACCGCAATCACTAATAACCGTTCTAATTTCTGCAGGTCTTATATATAAGGTGTAGATACCTAGTGCATTAAATTGGTTTGCGGGTAATGTTAGATTATAAAGTCCTCCTAAAACTTCAACACCAGCGTTTCCACCTGTTTCCGAATTTGCAAAGTAAGGTCTTAATATTGTTTGTGCATCCAACTTTGTTAGGACAAACTGGTCTGTCACATCCCTTGTAGGTGTGTAATTCATAATGATATCAACATCCGCTGGTGAAACATCTGAAGGTCTTATTGTACCGTATGAGCCGATTGCCATGTTCTCTTATTTATTTTATAAATACTTTATTTCTTTTTTTCAATTAGGTCTTTCTTTATTAACTATATTAAAGAAACCATATCCGTAGTTCAGCATATCCCCGAGATTGTCGACCTCTCCTAATCTCATAACTCTCTCATAGGCACTATTCTTACCTCGTTCAACAAACACGTTGGTTTGTATTTGTGCTTGGTCAATTACTTTAAGTAAGACCTCGTCTTTTGTAATAGGTTGTGCGGTTAAATTATTTGATGTCAGTCCTGAGGATTCTTGGAAGAATATTGTAGTTCCATCATTGTAATCATAGTAATGAACTCCAGTAATTGTATAGGCAGTGTACACAGGATTTATATCTGATATTGCTCCCCATATTTGTCCATAACTAATTACAGGTACACCAACTTGGAACTTTGGACTGCCATATAACGCCAATTCATTTACTCTAGATTTTGTATTTCCCGAAACCATGAATGGAACTGTAACATAATTGTTCGAAGTTTGTGCTGAAACTTCATTGACCGCATCTCCTGAAAATATATAATCGTAAGATACTGGTGTCCCAATCCAATTCCCTGTGGAAGGTGCAAAAAATGCTTGACCTTGTGGGTTATAAACTATAACATCCGTGAATGGCACATTGATTGTTTTTGATACCTTTGTTATACCCCACGGATTTGTTTGTTCCAATGTTATAGTATATTGTTTGGTTGCGGTTGGGTAGGTATGGCTTATTGAATTGGGGGCGTAAGTCGTTATAGTTTGTTTGGGACTACCATCTCCCCAATCCACTCTGTATACTGACAATTCCAAAAACTTTTGGAACTCATCCGAAGTATTATAAACATTCCATACGTATGGATTAGTTGTTGTTGAGGAGAATAAAAAGTTTGTTACAACATCTTTTTGTAACACCGCACCATCGAACGGACTATAGTATCCCGCATCAACCGCAGTTTGTCTTAATAAAATAGGTACTGACAAATTGGTTAACAACGAAGTACCATTAGGACCCGAACTAACAACTTGCGTCATAGCAGAGTAAACCCCAACAGGAGTACCACTATAATTTACAACGGATAAGTCCCTTGCAACATTCTCAGGTGAGACAATAAATCTATAAGTATCCTGTGACATTACTGTGGAGGATTTACATATTCATACCATTTTATGGGAATGTTGGTTCCCACCCTTTGTCCACTTGTATTTACCACTTGGTAAGTTTGTGTATCATAATCAAGTTTAACCGTATAATAAAAAAACTGTGTGCTGTCAAAAGCATATTTGTTTCCTGTTAAATAAACCTGAGGTCCATTTGTTAAGTCCAATGGATTTGTACCTCTACCCGTCATCATTCTTGTGAATTGTCCAGTTTTAGCATTGAAAAACTTCGCGGACATATAGAATGTATTGATATTGAGGAAATTTCTTTTCTTTAACCAATAGATAAAAAATCCTTCTTTATCTCCAACATAATCCAAAACAAATTGTGGTTTTCTAATATTAACCAAAGTTCGTTGCATTTGTGCCTCCATCATTAAACCTTGTTGTGTTGGTAATATTATTGTAAGATAATTAGTTTGTTGTTTCTCATCTGGAGTATCATAAAAGTCCAACTTGAAAAATGAATTGGAAAATACATCATTGTAGTAATAAACCTCTTGTGGTGTGAATCCTTCACTTAAATAATTGATTCTCCAATTACTTAGGTCATTCAGTGACCCACCAGAATAAAAATAAAATTCATAATTGATTAATGTATCATTCGTAGTTCCTGTGGCAGGCGCATGAGCAAATCTTGAAACCTCAAAATCTCTACCGGTACCAATTACGTCTTTAATTACTTTGGTCTCATACTCATCAATCGCCAAGTCTAATCCCAAATAATCCCACTTGAGTTCCACAGGTATATTGATTTGTTTATCAACACCAACATCTTGTCTAATTACAAATTTATTCACACTCATCTATCAGTGGTTTTATTGCAAAGTCAAATCCATCAAGATTATCGTTATAATTTATTCCTTCAGGAATCAATCTAAAAATTGACTGAGTATAAGGATAATGAGCAGAGTTTAAGTATGGATAATCAACACCACGTCCCAAATTGTCTATAAACCCATAAGTATAAATATCCCTCCATCGAAACTGTTGGTCCTCAGTTGAATAAAATGCCCAACTCGGAACATTGTCAATCAACCCTAATTCCGCAGTTTCAATATAATCCGAAAATACTTTCAACACCATTGAGTTGTGTGGTTTATAATAATATCCCGGTGAGTTTGTAGAAAAATTATTGGTAGTTTGAAATACAGTTTGATTGAACTTTATCTTATGGTAATATGGAGATACAACACGTTCAACTTGTTCATAGTCATTCCACTCACAAAAATCACCATCCATAATATCTCCAACTTTCAAATCATCATTGTAATAAAATGTTTTTGTCGCACCATTGGTGAGAGTATATGCAGAAACAGGTATGCTTGTGTTTGACCTTTGATTATTCAAATCCCACCAAGGAGTTGGGGTTTTTGCCAAATTGAACCCCCATCCCTGTTTCAACCCAACACTGTTGAATGGCTGATTGAAATATCCCGAATATCCTTTGTTAACTATTGTTAAACTAATTTCATTCAATGGTCTTTTTTGATTGTCCAACAAACCCGCAAAGTTCAAATCATAGTTAGAAGTTACGTCATAAGTATTACTACTTGTCTTTTGAGATATTCTTGTAACATTGTTTGGTGTAATAGAACTGTATTCAAGTTTTTTTTCTTCTCCGAACACATTTTTTTCAAATCCCGCCTTAGTTATTGCAAGGTCAGTAAGGTTAGTTAAGACCTTATATTTCTTAACATAATATTTAGATCTTGTTTCAGTTAGATTGGCGGGGTTGATTACTCTTCGAAATGTTCCAATTGTACCATTATTAAAGGTAGATCCTGTAAATCCAATATTAAATAGATTGAAAACATGTGTATCGCTTCCAAGTAATCCATTACCAATGGTATATACCTGAAATATATTAGAACCCCTATAAGTCAAAGATAACTCAACATATTCTCCCGTAGTTAATCCATGAGGAGCAACACAGACAAATGAAACCAAACCATTGCCATTTTGTGTACTATTAACTATTGAAAATGGTATTCCACTAGACGCAATCCAGTTGACATCATTATTTGTTGTCGAGTAGTATGTTAATTGTCTATTACTATCATTCTCGTACGGGTATGTTAAGTAATACGTCCAATTATAAGTGTAGGCACTTTTTGCTTTGTACTGGAAGTGATTGTCACCTATATTAGGTCTATAAAAATCAAACTCGTAATACTGAGGAAACCCTCTCCATATACCACTTTGTTTTGAAGAGATAGGGTCGGTATAATAAAGATTATATTGAAACGGTAAATAAGTTGTTGTACCAGTATAAGTATTGTCATACAAATACGTAACCTTGAATGTTGGTCTAAATATCGTACTTGTCTGTCGTTCATCATCATAAATCTGAGCCAAATTCAAGGTCGAAGCCCTATCATATTCAGTGAGTTCTTGACTCTGTTCCTGAAGCGTTACCGAAAGTTCCTCATCTATTGATGGAGCTCCTTTATATCTAAGCCCACTCGGTATTATTGTATACTTATTCATCTACAGAATACTTTGTTTTGAATTTATCCAAAGCGGTTTGTCCAACAATAGTTCCAAAATAAAATTGGAATGGTGCACCAACCACAAATTTTTGTTTCAATGCTCCCGTTGCGGTATATTGCCCATCCCCAACAGTTCCATTAACATTAAAAATATATCCACGAGCATTCAAATCATTTGACATAAAATTAGACCCCAAGAAATAAGGAGTGTCTGTAGAATATCTATCTAAAGACTGATATCTAGTATTCTGAGTAATGTCAGATGAAGATGTCGCCCAATTGTTATATTGGTTTCCGAATATCAAATTTGTGTTTGCTAATTTCCATTGATAAAAAGGAACTTGTTGGGATTTAATTCCATATGGATATGGATAATAACCAATATCATCACTACCTCTAAAATTGATTCGTCCTGGTGTCAAATAATCTTTTGTCTGCAAATCTTCTGTAGTAGATGAAAACCAAACCGCAATTGTTGGATCCTTTGCAGTTCCTAAAATTTGTGTAGGTGGATTTGTATCTCCTGAAAAAATATCATAATATTCTGGAGAAAAATTAATATTACCAATTTCACTATTAATTGACATCAGTTGTGCTAAATCTCCATCTATTCTTCTGTTATCCCCATCTCTTGAAAATAACTGATTAATTGAATTATCTCCCAAAGGAATCAATTGTTGCAGGAAATTTTCATCAGTAATTCTTGATATGACAAATAAATTAACCAAGTCAGATGTATCCCCATAACTTGTCGGACTAATATTTGGTAGTATAAACCCTCGAGTTGATGAATCAAAAGTTATCTCAGAATAGAAATAATCTTTCATACCTAAATTGATAATAGTCGTTGGGAATAATAAATTCAAATCATTTACACTCCCATCATTGTTTGTTTTTTTACCAACAAATCTATTAGTATTAAAATTATAAGGACTACTTCTATAATAGAAGTTATTACTGTCTCTATTATAATAAATTACATCTTCACAAAATCTAACTTGGCTTACCTTATTTTGTTTATTATAGAATGTATCAACTTGGATAGGGAAAAAATATAAGGAACCATTAACCCAATTGTTCATAAATGATTGTGATAGAACTCCTCTACACAGACCGTAAAAAAATCTAAATCTGAAAGCCCATTCTCCAAAGTTTCCAAGATCTTTAGCCAAATCCAAACCGGGTCTCCTCATAAAAATGTAACAACCTTTTTCAACCGCATCTTTAGTTGTACACTCCTGATTAACTTCAAAGTTATCACCAAAACCTGTATAACAATCCAATCCAACCATATTCTCACAATCAAAACTTGATAAAACAGTTACTTCATTTGGTAATCCTTCTAAATCTGCGGTAACGATTTCCGCACCAGTTGCATATCCAACCAAAGCATCAGGTTGATCTAGCTCAGGTATATCGTAGAAAATAAAATTGTTATTCTGTTGTAACAAAGCTGGATTTGTAGTCCAAGCACTACCGTTCAACGCATCGGATGAAGGTAGCCTATCAGTTCTCATTACATTGTTAATCTTGGATGAGATTGGCATCGGAGATCCAGTTAATTGAGGATACGCATTGGGAGTGAAATATTGGAACCTCACATCTCCATACCCAAAACTTAGCCCCGCAGTGATGTTAGCAAATATGTACGATGCACCAGAAACATCTTCAGATAAATCATATTTTGCAGCGTTTTGAGTCGATGAGTAAAAATCATTATTAGTTGTTGATACCATACCAATCACGCCCCCAATATTTCTTTGATTCAATCGATTGGTATTAAATGTGGAATCTAAACTACCATAATACCCAACAGTTGAAGTTGTGAACCCACTGAATTCACTTCCAGCCTGAAAGAAATAAGATGGGTAAAACATCCCACTTTGAGTGAAAGGTTGAACCGAAATATTTGTCTGAGTCATCTTTTGAATAGGTATATTCAATCTAGTCGTCGCAGTTATTGTTAAACTTGAATCATCTATGTTTTTACCGAAAATTCTACCGAGTTTATACTCATTAGTATACTTTGGGGAATACGGGTCAACTCCTCTCTGAAGAATGAGTATGTATTGGGTATCTATATTTTCTAAAACTGAAAGTGGACTAATTAACGTTCCATCATCATCCCTATATCCTGTTATAGGGGTAGTTCTTCTCTTTGCTAAAAATATTCTTGATGGAGCACTCAAAACATTTGGAAATGTTTCTATATTACTTGTATCCCATATTTTAATTGCTTCTGATATTGTTATCGCAGTAACAACTTGGAAATATTCTCTATCCTGTGGATATTGTTGACGAGTCACAGTACTACCTGTTGGTAATGAATACGAAACACTGCCATCTGTCAATTCAGTTAATGCATAATTTACTGTTACATTTGTTGACCCTTGTATTGTAGTTCCTGTAATACCATTTACCAACCCATTATCAGATTGAGTTACATATAGGAAATTTTTATCGGTAGATGTTGAAGGGTTTACTGTTGTTAACAATTGACCTGATTCATAAAATTGGTTTGCCAAAACAGTTACAGTATTGTCAAAATGATATTTACCTATGTTTGTATTGTTAGAAAACGTCACTTTGATTTTATTCAAATCTTCAAAATATGATTTTCTTGTGTTAAATAAATTTATTCTTTCTCCCAAAGTGAGACTTTTAGCATATGCGAAATGTTTCTTCTCATCAGATTCATCAGATAAGAATCGAACGACTTGTGATACCGGTGTTTTGAATATATTCAAATCAGTTACAGAATCATTATTACCTGCAATAGCCTCCGAATAAATTAATGATTTCAACTGAACGTCTTCTGATGGTGTTCCATCGGCACCAAATAAAGACTGTAGTCCGTCATAATAACTTGTTGGTGAAGAAACATATGTTAATGCCCCATTGGTCCCTCCCAAAAGAGCGGTGGATTCTACGTTTGTCTCTTTACAAGTACATGACTGGCAATCCGGATATGTTAACATTGGTAGCCGAACTAAAAAACTTTTCGTTTCACAACTCAATCTTAAAGCGTTACAAATAAACCCAAAAGGTCTTATTCCAAAAATTTTTATCCCACACAAGAAACACAACGCTCTTATAACCGTTGTGTAAATAAAAAGCAAAAGGTGTGCAACAACTAAAAGAACCGAACCAACGAATTGAATTACCGTAAAAATTATTGAAAATAAGAAATACAATAAATCGAAATTTTTGAACCCATCATTTACAGGAAACTTATTGACGGTACTAGAACAGGTATCATCATCAATTTCTTTAATACCAATAAATCTTCCTCGCCCACCTTTCTTATATTGGTCAATCAATGAGGAAATAGTATAAACTCGATTGAATTGAAACTCATAGAATGTGTCTTCACAATCGATTATTTCGTTCAATATATCTATCTGTTCTGACCCTGTGAACCCATTCGTATATCCACTCCATGCTAACCCGAAATAATATGAACTTTCTTGTATATCTTTTCTTGTTTGGTCTCCCGAGTTTGTCGGGTCTGAAAGTGGATTATTCCATCCATACTCTTTTACGTTTGGAACCAAATAACTTGGTCTTCTTGTTTGAATTGTTAAATCATTTGGCTGTGTCCATTTAATTTTGAATCTATACTTGGCTTTGCTTGGAATCCCAATAGTCGAATCATTTGACAAAACTCTTTCACCAAATTCATTGGTAACTATGTAATCCATATTCATTGGTAACTCAGTTAACCAAGTTCCATCACCATCAATAATGTTTCCCGCTTGTTCCAACTCAAAAACTTCCAAAACAGGATTACCATCCTCATCTTGTTGAACAGTTTGTCTAATTGCTAATATTTGACCTGGACCTGAAGTTAAATCACATAGGTTCCCTAAATTATCTTTAGGTTTGCAATTTTTTCTAATCCTAAATTTATCAGGGGAAGAAAACATAGACCCCATAAAAACGGAAGTTGGCTGAATGTCTACATTTGCGTCATCTCGTAAATCAAAATCTAATCTATTGATTGATATATCACATATTTCAGGGTCTCCCCATAAAGGCGATATTTCCGCGTTTTTTGTTAGGTTAATGATTTGTGGTAAAGAGTTCAAATCATTTGATGTTCGAAATCTGTTGCCTGCAACTTGTGCTTCAGTTGCTAATCCCATTCTAATTAAATCTTGTGGTGTTAAGGAGAACTCACCTATGTCTGAAAGGTCAACATCCATCACAATGGTCTGTTCTCCAAGTGGAACACCCATAATCATGTAATCCCCACTATCATTAGTTTTTGTTGTAAACCTATAATACTTGTCGTAGATTTCTACCGCAGTACTCCCTGTTAGAACATCAGATTTTGTTGGTAATGTTCCAGTTGCCGCATGTTTTGAATAAGAAGGAGTATATGGTAATAAATTATATCGGTACCCATCATCATTTTTGTCACTTGGTGATTTGTATGGGTAGATACTTGTAATTATTGGATTAGATTCATCAACCTGTTCAATAGGTATGAATATAGAAACTCTGGCATTTGGTACTCCAAATCCATTGTTTGCGGTGACTCTACCAACTAAAACACCATAATCAGCACAACTTCTTGTGTAGATATCTGTTTGTTGTATTTTAAGAGATAAAATTTCTAAGAACTCAAACTCTTGGTCTAATTGTACATTAATTGATTTGTTAATCCCAAGTTCGGTTCTAATTCTATATGAATCACCCATGTAATATCTTTAGTTTATAAATAGTTTATGTGTAATTTTTAAGAATCAAATAGACACACATAGTAAATTATAAACCAAAGATTAGGATAATAAACCTATTAAGAGAATGTAGTGGATTGGAAGTTTACTACTGAAACTTTAATATCCTTACTTGGATATCTTATTTGGTATACTTGGGAAGGTTGTGCAAAAATTGTATCCGCAACTGGCGCAATTTGTCTTGTTTCAGGATCGGAATATTGCATAGATGTTTCTGCCGAAGAATATTGACCCCCAACATTATTGAAAACTTTTATTCCTGCGACAGTAAGAACACCATTTTGGTTTTGTACAATACTCTGTATTTCAGACAAATAAACATTTTGTCCCAATTCTCTTACCTGTGGATTGAAGTAAGTTGAAATTCTATCTACAACATCAGCAATAACTTGTCCTGAGTTCTGCGCTGAGGTTAATACAATCGATACTTCCAAACTTAAGTCAATAACCTCTGCAGTAAAAATAGATATGTAATCATTCATCATCCTATAGTTCGACAGATAAGTTGCGACATTTTGCTTCAAAGTATTAGAAACAATGTTTGTCAATTTTCCTGAAGTATCATAAGATAACAATTGAATTAAAATTTTATTGTTATTTTCTGTAACGGAAACTTTTGCAGGTGCCCCAAACTCTGATGGCATGTTTCTGATAATAGATTCATAATCTTGAACTGTAACAGCTCTTTTCTGTGCTGAGAAGTTGAATGAAACGTAATTTCTAATTTCTTCTAAAGAAGGTAATCCAGCCCCGCCAATCGCTGCGGTTACGTTATTACATCTTAAAGAATTAACTACCGATGAATTTGTAAGTTCCGATGGTCCATTAACAAAGAAAGATACGGTACCAATTTGAGTAATAACATTTGTACCCAAGTTAGTCCCTAATCCACCACCCACTCGGTATTGAACAAATAAAGTTGAATTCGGTGTTAAAGCTGAACCTAAAGATAAATTGTTTGAATATCTTTGTAAGTCTATTGTCGCTCCTAATGTTGTGAATTGATTCAAAGCATCTTGAGCAGTATTGGTTCCTCCACCAAAAGTTAATTTCTTAAATCCTTCGGGAGTATATTCACTAATGAATCTATTTTGTGTTTGAATATATCGACCAACTTTGATACCAGGTTGATCAGATACTTTTGTCGGGTCTTCAATGAAAACTCTATCTTCAGCAAGTGCATCCACCTCATACCATTTATTAGAAACTCCTAAGAATTCCGCAGTTGTAGGTATATTTGTATATGAAGTACCACTCTTAAGTAAGACACTTGTAATTCCCAAAACATTTTTTTCAGGTAAGAATAATTCAAAAAATGGTTTTACATCATTTGGAGTAATAACTCGTTTGAAAACTTTAGTAATACCGTTAACCACTAATTCTCTTTTGGTTATAGTATAATTCACCAAAACATTGTTCGCATTGAAGTTAGGAACCTTAAGTCTATTAGGAAATCCTTGAGCGTTGTATGGTGATGTAAAATCAACATCATATATATTCTCAAAAACAATACCCGCACCTGAAACTTGTGAACCTCTCGATAAAATTCCAAGATATCTTTCATCTTCTTTATCACCGAAGGCTGGTACCGTAATTGAAAAATCTACTAAAGATACTGATGGTCTTTGCCCAGGTAGTTTCAACCCATAGGTTCTTGCAATATTATATATTGAAGACCTTTGTTGCGCATATTGTAGTACTGTTTCTTGAATACTTCTATCTATATGATAGTGTAGGTTGTCAGCAACCGCAGCATTCAAGTCTAAAAATACAGAGAATACAGATGCATCATTAAAATCTTGTATCAGTTCAGGATAATATGTCCTTACATAATTCAGTAACTCAGTTCTTATCCCCTGATAATCTCTAGTTGTATATGAAATTTTACGATTTGCCATCTATATTAAATATTAATAATAACAAAATCACTTTGAGCAAAAGTTGATCTGTTATTTGAGTAATCTATTCTAATTTTTGCAGTATATTCTGAAGTACCTTTTCCCGGTAATCTGTAAATTGGAGATTCACTTGTGCCAATAGTATTTTCACCTATCATAGTATCAACTTCTTCCATTGGGTCAGCTGGTGTAATTGTTATTTGATTCAATAAAAGATTCGGCATAAATTGTTGAACCGCTTCTCTAATGTCTGATTGAATTGCATCAAAAGTCAAACCATCAAATGGTTCGAATAAGAATTCGTATAATCTAGTACCAAATTCAGGCAAATAATATCTACTTCCTTTTCTTGTTAAAAGTAAGTGAATCAAATCAGATTTTACCTGTTGAGCTTCTAACTGGGTAAGTTCTAAAAAATCACCTCGTCTCGAATCTCTGAATGGAAAATTAATACCATATGTAACTCCGTTTGCCATAAAGATAAATATAAGTCCCTTGTTTTTCCTTATAAATAGCCCAAAATAAAAAATCCCGATATATATCGGGATTAATTATTTAATTAAGAAGAACAACCGAAACATTCAATTTCAATTCCTTCAGGTTTTGGTGGTAAATTCATATTACTGTAATCTACTTTAGGAACTTCAACGTTTGGTTTAGATTTTTGTACCTTCGACATATCCAAGGCTAAGTGTTTTGCTCCAGTTGAAATTGCCTTAGTTCTCACATAGTAACATAATGTTTTTAACCCTTTTTCCCACGAATGAAAGTGAGATGATGTAATCTTGGACAATGTAGGGTTTGACATGTAGATGTTCATTGATTGAGATTGGTCAATAAATGGTGCTCTGTCGGCCGCCATATCAATTAATTCTCTCTGTGATATCTCCCAAATTGTTTTGTATTTCGGAATTAGATGTTCAATTCTTTTAACTTTTTTGTTGTACCCCTTGTCTTCGACATCAAGATATTGATTGAAGTTAATATTTTGAATTGAACCTTCGTTCAAAATAATTTCATTCTTCAAGTCCTCCGACCAAATACCAATTTTTTCGAAGTCATTAATCAAATACTTGTTTACAATCAAAATTTCACCACCAACAACTCTTCGGTTAAATAATGCTGAGTGGGCAGGTTCAGTCATCTCGAACGACCCTGTAATCTTAGCAGATGATGCAACTGGCATCTGAGCGGTAAATAATGAATTACAAACTCCAAATTCTTGTACATCTTTTTTCAATGTATCCCAATCTAAACTCAAATCAGAAGGATTAACTCCCCACATATCAAATTGGAAAATACCTTTAGACATTGGAGACCCTTTGAAGAACTCATAAGGTTTTCTAATACCTTTCTTACATAAGTCATTACTTTCAGTAATTGACGCAAAATAAATCGCTTCAAATATTTTTTTGTTCAAGTCCTTAGCTTCATCCGAAGTAAAAGAATAGTCCATTAAACAAAAAACATCCGCCAGTCCTTGAACTCCAATTGCAATTGCTCTTTGTTCAAGACCACCTTTTAATCCTTTTTTAGTTGAATAACTATTTTTATCGATGACATTGTTCAACGCCCTAACAGCCTTTCTTACTTCATGTATTAAAAGTGTATAATCAAATTTACCTTCAACAATAAAGTTCTTCAATACAATAGAAGATAGTGTACAAATAGCAGTTGTTTCCTCATCAGTAAATTGATAGATTTCATTACATAGGTTGGACTGTTTAATAACACCGATATTTTGATGGTTTGTTTTTCTGTTAGCACTATCCTTAGCACATAAGTATGGAACACCCGTTTCAACTTGAGATTCAATTACTTTACTCCAAATCTCCTGAGCCTTGACCTTTTTACCAATACCAGCGTCAATCGCAAGTTGATAATTTTTTTCATACTCCTCACCATAACACTCTTGTAATGGTTTTATACCAGCTTTAAGAATATCATTAGGACAGAACAAGTACCATTCTTCGTTATTCTTAACCGCTCTCATAAAGTTATCAGGAATCCACAAAGCTGTGAACAAGTCTCTCGCCCTTAATTCTTCTGCTCCTGTATTTTTCTTGATATCCAACAAATCCATAATATCTTTATGCCATGGTTCTAAGTAGATTGCGGCACTACCAGGTCGTCTTCCCTGTTGATTAAAGAATCTTAGTGATTCATTAACAATCTTCAAGTACTTTAATAGACCACCAGCAAATCCTCCTGAAGATTTAATCCGACTTTCTTTACTTCTAATGTTAGACATAGACAATCCGATACCCGCAGCATCCGAAGAATAAGTTGAAATATCATTCAATGATTTGAGTAATCCATCTCTCGAGTCTGAGTTATTATAATGTAACACACAAGACGCTAACTGAGGAACTTTAGTACCAGAGTTAATCATGATTGGAGTTGCCTTGGAAATCCTTTGACTTGACAAAGATTCATAATAATCCATCGCCTCTTCAAAAGTATTTGTTACCCATAGAGCAACTCTCATATACATGTGTTGAGGTCTTTCGATTACTTTACCTTCAGGTGTTTTCAACAAATACATCTCCTGCAAAGATCTCCAAGCAAAGTAGTCGAAATTATAATCATTATCATGATTAATTACTTCATCAATTTTACTTGGTCCATATTTTTCAATGATTGACATTAGTTCATCGTGAACAACACCGTCAACATGTAACGCATGCATTGTGTTTGAAAAACTTGGATCAGTATCTTTGTGATAAGAAGAAATCGCCACCGAAGATGCAAGTCTGGAATAATCATAGTGACTACCAGTATACGCGGCAGCAATCTCGTACACAAGTTTATCCAACTCCTTAGTTGTTATGTTTCCCTCAGTAGGTACTGATGTAATAACTTTGATGAAGATTTCATCAGAGTTAACATTCAACCCTTTTGCGGCACGTTTAATCCTGTTATAAATTTTTTGAGGGTTGAACGACTCTCCTTCCCCCCCTCTTTTTTTAATTTTCAATGACATCATTTGTATTAATATATTAAATTAAAAGTCAGAATCAAATGATATTGTTTCATTCAATTTTGCTTTTTGGTATTCCATAGTTCTTGACTCAAAAAAGTTACCTTTAGTCTCAACGGCAATTTGTTCCATAAATTTGAATGGTTGTTCAACATTGAATTCTTTTTTACATCCGAATTTAACCAAAAGACCATCGGTTACGAACTCAAGATATTGTTTCATCAAGTTAGAGTTCATACCAATTAGTGAAACTGGTAGGGATTCTGTAATAAATTCTTTCTCAATCTCGAGTGCTGACAATAGAATTTCTTTAATTCTTTTTTCGCTTGGTTTGTTTTCCAAGTGGTTATTCACCAAATGAATAGCGAAATCACAGTGTAGGTTTTCATCTTTGAAAATCAAACTGTTCGCATTACTTAGTCCTTGCATGATACCTCTTGACTTCAACCAGAAGATTGAACAGAATGATCCTGAAAAGAAGATACCTTCAACTGCCGCAAATGCAATAAGTCTCTCAGCAAAAGTTGAATTTTCTATCCAATCTAATGCCCATTTTGCTTTCTTCTGTACTGCAGGTAGATTATCTAACGCAGTGAAACACAGTTGTTTTTCCTCCTCGTTTGAGATGTAGGTATCAATCAATAGTGAATACATCAAACTGTGGATATTCTCCATCATCAGTTGAAACCCGTAAAAAAACTTTGCCTCAGGATACTGTACTTCCTTCAAGAAATTTTCCGCAAGGTTTTCATTCACAATACCATCCGAAGCGGCGAAGAATGATAAAATATTCTTTATAAAATATTGCTCATTTTCGGTAAGGTTATTCCAATCTCTAATGTCATTTGTTAAATCAACTTCTTCCGCAGTCCAAAACGCAGCTTGATGAGATTTATAAAATTCCCAAATGTCATCGTGTTGAATTGGAAAAATAACAAATCGGTCGGGATTCTCTACTAAAATTTTTTCCATAATTAATTATTTGTTTTTGTTATATTGTTTGTCTTTGTTGTTCATCTTTTTGTTTTCTCTTCTCCATCAATTCCTTAACTCTGTCTCGTTTTTTCTCCTCTTGTTGTTCTTCAAACCCTAAGAATGTAACCGAACTTTCCGTATCGATTTCCAATAGTTCATTGTTGAATTTACAGTTTTCGAACACAACTCCGTCTTTACCTAAACGAGATTTTGTTATCGCTATCGTAGCCAAATGTAATTCTTTTTGTTGAAGAGTTTTTGCCACCGTAATGATTACGTGCCCAACTTGAGCTTTCTTAATTGACCCTCCCATTTGGTCTGTTGTTACAACCTCAGCAGAAATAGAACTTCTATTACCCTGCGTAGCGGTCCAACCAACCAAATTAAGTTCGTGACACATCGCCTCAAACCCTCTCATCACCGAACCTTCTGCTTTCCATTCATCTCTCGATGTTGATTCAGGTAACACACAATCAATGTAATCCATCAGAATCATATCAATTTTATTTCCATCAGCGATAATTTTTCTGACTTGGTTTTTGATTTGATTCATCGTCATAGTATCCGATGCTAATTTCTTCAACACAAGTTTGTTCTTCATAGTTTCTTGTATCTCGGTAACCTTACTCATTACATCTTCTCTGTGTTTCGATAATTCATCAGGTGGTATACCCGTCCAAATCGTAAAATGTTTACGTTGAACAATTTTTGGATTGTCTTCAAAAAACACCTGAAGAACATTGTACCCCAAGTTAAACGCTGTGTTTGCAATCTTGGTTAAGATAGTAGTTTTACCCACGCCTGTTGGTGCAAGGATTACACCTATCTCACCCTTCGCCAGTCCACCTTTAAGTAATCTGTCGATACCTGGTATACCCATAGGTATCGGATGTCTGTAGTCCTCATCTAACACGGTCTCTAAACCTGAGAAAATATCTGTTTGACCCTTCTCAATTTCACCAACTTGTAACGCCTCTCTAACTAACCCCTCGACTTTATCATAGGATTCAAAATCACCTTGAGTGATGATTTTTTGAGCCTTGTCCATCGCCTTCTGAAGTTCTTGTTGTTTACAGAATTTCAAAGCCTTTTCTTGAACAAACTGTGTTCCTTCGACTGGTGCGTCTTTAACTTGTTTAAGTGTGTCTAAAACAATTTTAGCAACTAATTCTTGAGAAACTTCAGACTTGATAATTTGTTCGAGAGTTTCGAAGTTAGGGGTTGATTCATACTTCACATAGTATTCCTTAATCATCTGTAACATGATTTTGAAATACTTGTTATCAAAGTATGTGGACTCGATGACATCAAGAATAGACGATGAAAAATCTTTATCTACCACAATCTGATTCAATAGCTGAATCTGGAAAGTGTTTCCTAAGTAATCGAAATTTTTGTTCATATATTTGTATTGCTCCCCTGTGTATTATTAAATACTCACTTACTCAAATCAAAATCCAAATATTGATAACTTAATCTTTGTTCTGAAAAAATGTCAGTCAATTCTCTGAGAATGTCTTTCAAAAATGGTCGTACGTCAACGGTATAACGAACTTTGGGTGGAAAATATTTTCCATCAAAAATTCTATGACAAATTGTCGTGTCGCCATTTTTTACGAAAATGTTGAAGATTTCTGGTCCATCAGTATAAGAAGTATCCATAACTGATGGGTCATGCATAATGGATTCACTATTATCCGTCATGTAAATAACAGTCTTCATTTTTAAGTGATACTGTAGGTCATCTTTAATCTCATTAATGAGGTCATAGAATTCAATTGAGTTTTTTGCATTTGGATTGTAACCTCTAACATTGAAATACCTTTGAACAACAATGTTGTCGTTAAGGGTTAGAAGAAATTCCATTTTAGTGCTGTCTTGCTCTTTCATAAGGTTTTTTTAATTTTTAATGTTTGTTTGTGTTTCGTTTTTCTTTTCGTGTAAGTTTCATAAATGGTCGGAGGAAATTTACCCAAGCCTCATCATTCTTGGGTAGGTACTTGAAGAGTCCGTCCTCCATCATCATTCTCATCAAGTTTTTGTATCCACGGTCGGTGGGGTCTATTGTGTCTGTATGTATCTGTTCCACAAGTTCTTTCCCATCCTCAGTGATTAATGGATTGTGAAGATCCACGATTTTTTTGTTTATTTCAAAGAATTGTTCTCCAAATGTACCGCTTTTAGTTTTACCAATCAAAATGTTTTCTAAAGCCTTTGGTTTTTTCTTTTGCTCGATATTTCGTGCGTTATCTAATATTTCCTCGATAGTGCATGATTTTTCCAACATCTGAGGAAATAATTTCACCAAAGTCTTTTCCCCCAACATTTCAATACCATCTATGTTGTCAGACTTGTCCCCCGTTAGAATCTTAGTTAATAAGACGTTTTGGTGGGGTATGTTGACCTTATTGATAGTAATCATGTCTCCATACCTATAATATTGTTTGGAGGTCGGAGAATAGATGGTTACCCGTTCTGATATAAGTTGGGTTAAGTCTTTGTCTGCCGAGAATATAATAATTTCTTCATTAACAGATAGTTTGGTGTAATACGCAATAAGGTCATCAGCTTCGTTGTTATCCATTTCAACCTGACGAACAAAAATTTCCTCAAGGTATTGTTTAACACGCGATTTCTGTTGAAGATATGACTCGTACTTAAACTCGTTCATATCCTGCCGTCGATTTGCTTTGTATTGGGGGTATATGGATTTTCTTATGGAAGAGTTTGACTCTCCATCCCAAAATATAACCACTTTGTCATGATTATGTTCTTCGAGGAATTTTCGAATAGTGTTTATAAAATGGTATATCCCACCTAAGTGGTCTCCACCATTGTACAACTCTTTAACTCCATGAAAGCCTATTTTGAATAAATTGTCTCCGTCTACTAATAATGTCTTAATCACAACTCGTGATTTAATTGGTGAATACTTTGTTCCCTTTACTTAAATTGTCTCCCGCCCATAGAGGTTGAAGGTTACTATAATGACATAACTTATAAAGTTCTTCTTCAGTTTTTGCCGACGATAATGGAATGATGTGGTCAATGTGCCATCCACCCTGATTTTCCCATGTCATTCCATTAATGAACTGTTTTTCTAAATGTTCTTTGAGAGATTGAGGTGTACACCCTACAATGTCAAATGTTTTGTTTTTTTTGGTAATACTCATTAATTTCGTATATTTCCAAATTCTACATCTCACTCTATTAATTAAATTAAAGACAGGGTCATTATCTCTTCGTTCTTTTCTTTGTTCTTGTTTTCTCGGTTTATAATTTTTACGGTATTCTTTTCTTTTTTCAGGATTTTTTTCTAACCAATTTTCCCTTATTTCTTTAACTTTTTCCGGATTTTCTTCTCTCCATTTTTTGTGACGATTATAAACCCATTCAGGATTTTTTGCCGTCCACTTTCTATGTCTCTCTAATGTTTTTTGATAATTTTCTTTAACATAGTTTTTACCTCTCTCATTATTACATTTTTTACAACAATATAATAACCCATCTTTAGATGATTTTGAATAACCAAATTCCCAAACATTTTTTTCTTTTTTACATTTAGAACAAACTTTAGTTTCCATTTTTGATATATTCTTTTAATAGTTTATTAACAAGGGAAGATAAGTTTATTGATTTATCCTTAAAGTATTGTGGCATTTCGGGATCAAGAGACACCGCCAGTTTTACTTTCTTTTTGTCATCATCAATTTTTTTTCTTCCCATATTAATAAATATCTGTAAATATAGTAAAAGTATAATTATTTATATTTAATTATCTTCTTCTTCGTTTTCTTCCTTCAAATCAAAATCACCATCAGTACCGATTATATCTTTCCAATAATCAGCGTATTCTTTTTTATATTTTTCAATATTAGTTTTTTCCTCGGTAGAATCTTTACCAGCCAAAAAACCATGTGGAGTGACAATAATTTTTCCGTCATCATAACCCAATCCAGAGATGTGGTTTTTCATTACAGAAACTTTACTTCGTATTGCGAATTTAATTGACCTTTTATCCTTAGTTGCGGTAATCTTAGTAGTTCCCGCCTCTTTTTGATTACCAAATAAAAATACTAAAGATGAATTTAACCAAATTGCCTCACCACCCTTGCTCTTAATCTTAGGTTGTCCAAATGGATTATCTGGAAGACTTACCCACGGTTGATTTATTATAACCAAAGTATTTTCATACTTTGACTCTGATTTTCGAGATCCTGAAATACGCTGATTAATGCCCATCCCAATTTTGTCTGCTAAGACCCCAGCATTATGCATCTTCCCACCGCGACCTTCGTAAGTCATCTTACATGGGACACTACCCACACTATCCCATAGGAACAACAAACTATAATCCAAATCACCCTTTTCTTGAGCATCTAATAGTTCATTGATGTAGTCAGTAATTTGCTCAATATAACTAAAGTTATTGTTGAAGATGTAAAATCCATTCCAATCTAATTCACCTGTCTCTTCGTCAACAACCTCTTCACATTGGAGACCCATCAACTTACAGTGTTCGAAGGACCACTTCTGTTCTGTAATGATGAATACTGGTAGAATTCCTTTCTTCTGAGCATCAACAGCAGCCTTTACCATCGCAGTGGTTTTTCCTGTATCAGAATGACCCAAGAACATGTTAAGATGTCCAATGGCTGGACCAGGAAGTCCTACGGCATCCAAAAAGTCAGGACCCAAATCAAAAAATCTTTGAGGTTTATATTTTGCCGAAGTTGAGAATTTTTTCTTCAAACTTTCGAAGTCGTTCTTCTTAATTGCCATAAGGAATGTGAGTAAAACTCGGACACTAAAATAGTATCCGAGTTGAGTTATTTAATTAGAATGGTAAATCTGATGATGGTTCGTCGTCCATCTGTGGATCTACATACGAGGATTTTTTGGACCCTCCACCGAATGATTCGGTTTCAACTGAACTGTCTCCGTAAACGTAACCACCTTTTTCTGAATCCCACTTAGGAGTTTCTCCTCTTGCAATTGCTTCAAGATAATCAACAGGTTTTTTGGAATAAACATCCAACCAAGTCAATTCATCTTCCATCCAAGCCTTTGCCTGTTGTTTATCTTCATGTACAGGATTTGGGTCATCATACATAATAGTTGATACTGTTGTATATTCTTTACCCTTTGGGGTTTTTGCTTTAGCAAGTTCAATGACTAAGTCACGTCCTTTTTCAGGGTCAGTAATATCTCCTTTGTTTCTCCAAATAGGAATAATTTTGTCAAGGATACCATCATTCTTGAAGTTGTGTTTGAATCTCCAAAACTTTGGACCATCTTCTTCGTGGTCTCGGTCGATTACCTTTACAATATAGAATTTTCTTGAACGATACTGAGCTGCTAATAATTTGTCAGACTCTTTACCTGTAGACATCAATTCTTCGTAAACCTCATTCAAAGGTGAACGTTCGTTGTCATTTTTTCCTGGATCGTAGAATTTCTGCCACTGTCCACCCACTTGAATTTCGTGGTACCATGCCTCTTTGAATGGTGATGAACCATCTGGAGTTGGGAGAATTCTAACTCTCCTCTGTCCTGATTTCTCTTTATCACCTAAGATTAAAGCGAAATACTTCTTCATTCTTTCGTCTTGCGACATTTTCGATTGGGCCCCGCCCCCTTGCTGATTTTTTTCGTACTGTGCCAATACGGCGTCTAATGAACTCATGTTTTTTATGGATTAAATTAATAAATTGTTTATACAAATATAAGTAAAACTGTGACTATGTCAAATAAAAAAAGGTACCTCATGGTACCTTTTATGTAGTTTGTTCGATGTTACCTGAACGATGTTTTATAGACTTCCTTGTCTAAACCTCCTCCAGGTTGAAACGAATTTTTTATATCACTTACATTTATATCTGTAACTTCGTCTGAAGTTAAAACATAATCATTTTTTCCTGTCTTTTCCATTTCTTCTGACTTATCATCGAAAAATTGTGAAAGTTTTTGACTAAATGGATATGAATCATAGGTTCTTAACTCTAACTTTTCTTGTGGAGTTTTTTCTCTATACTTCTCTATTTTACTTTCAAGGGAGTTAAGTTTATTCATAATGTTATCCATTTCACCTAACTTAGATTGTAAATCATTAAGTTGGTTGAATAAGTTATTAAAATACTCTTCTTGTTTTGTCTCTATATTTTTTTGTGAGTCAACCAATTCAGTGATATCTAATTCTTCTGTACCACTTTCTTCTGATTTTTCTTCTGATTTACCTTCGTCATCAATCTTTTCAACATCAGGATCTGATTCGACATCGATAGGTTGTGGTTCAGTTTCTGGTGCTGATGGAGGTGTTGCTTCTGCAGGTGCCGGAGCAACCTCAGCTCCAGGTATTGGCGCTAATGCACCTAATGCGTCCTCTTCGGGTGTTGCTCCGACTTGTTCTAAAATATACTGATTGATTTTTCTATGTCTTTCAATCTCCTTGATAATTTTTTTATCTAAACTCATTGGTTAACCATTTAATAATGTTTTTATTCCGTTAGCGGTTTCCACTCTAACTCTACGGTTAGCAGTAGTTTGGTGTCCAGCTCTTTCTATAAGACCGTCTCTTTCTCTTACTGTGTAACAATCTCCTGTATCCAAGTCACAAACTTGTTTGGTTCCGTCTCCGTTGTCTTCCTGTGAAAATCTTACAGATTTACCAAGATAATTGTCTAATGCTGATTTAATGTTCATAAGAATCTTTTTATATAAATATGTTGTTATGCTATAAAGTGAATTTTTGCGAACTTACCGTAAAGGTTGAACCAGGTGAATTAACATCAGTATAAGTCAAAATCATTTGGAACTCCCCTAATACCTTTATTTCTAATATATTTGTATATTTTGTATCAGGTCCATTTTCAATAATCACTTCTAATTTATTCAATTCGGGGAATCTTACAATTTTGGTTTGTGTTACAGTCAAGTTTGTAGTTGGAGTAAATTGGAAAGTGTAGTATCCTCCATTTGGTTTTACAACATTGTAATAACTATTCCCCATATAATTTGGTAATTCACCTGAATTGGTATCGGATACTAAAATAGTTTTTCCAATTCCTGATGGAGATTGTTGTGGCACATTTAGTAAAAATTTATAATTTAATGGGTCATTTTTAGGATTTTCTGTTCTGTCGTCAGGTATTGCCGTCAAAGTAATATTAACCTCTACTCTTATGTTTTCAGATTTGAATTCATCAAGATTCAACAAAGTACTCATTTGTTGTTTATTTATAGAGAACTCTTGTTGGTCTTGTGAAACAAAATTTTTAAGGTTTTGGTTTTTTTGTTCCTTAATTAGTTCTTCTTTTAGAACATTATTTGGTCCGACAATTAATTTTTTAATTGTATAACTGTAAACATTGGTTTCATTAATTTTCCATCCTTGTACCTGAGGATTTACTTTTACATCTAACTCCAAAGTATTACCCAATTCGTCTCGAAGAATTTCATAGATAAAAGGTAACAATCCAGTATTTTGAGGATTAAGATTCGATCCAGCTTTATCTTGCTGTTGTACACTCGATTGTTGTTGGGTTGTAGTATCCGCATATGCCCCTGCCGATGACGTTGTTTTATCTTTCAATGATGGATTAAATGTAAAATCCACCAAACTTTCTTTATCACCATATTCAGTTATAACTGTTATTCTTCCTGTAGCAACATTTTGCCCCTCAGGTATTTGAATATTAGGTAAAACAAATCTTAATGTTTCAGAATTGAACACTGTAATATCCTTCAACTCAACATCTTTATTAATTACTTTGATTGATTTCACAGACTCAAAATTTCGTCCATTAACTTGAACTATTGTTCCTGTATATCCAGCAGCAGGTGAGAATGTTGATACAACAGGTGGTGGACAAATTTGACCTATATTCGGAGGCACAGGAGATGGAGTTGGAGTTACACCAGGTGTACGTCCTTCATCTTGAACTTTCTTATCCGCAGAACTAAATTCTACCGCGAGTTCTTGAGGAATCAATCCTGCATCTTTTGCGGATGCCAAACCTTTATTCAAGGTATCTATCGTTTGTTTGAACTCTCCGACATTTGAATCAAAATATTCTTCTGATATATTTTTCTCAGGCCAGTAACAAACATAATACTTAGACATACTAATTTGTCTTATCTGCGTGACTCTTTCACGTAATCTTCCAGCCATGAAATTTATGTAGTCATCTAATGAATTAAAATGAATGATTGGTTGAGATGAATTTTTTGAAGGATTAGTTTTAATATTCACACAACTATAGTTTTTTCCAAACAAACTTACTGAGGCTCCCCAATCAACACTAAGAGATAATGTCCCTAAGTTATTGTTCCATCCATTGAAACTCCCAACGTTTGTGTTTGCATCTGATTGGAATGTTCTGATGTAAGAAATGAGATAAATAACTGATTGTAAATCCACCTGATTAGGTAAAAGTCGTTTTAGTGCATTTGCAAAATCAACAGGTGTGACTTTGGTTGACTGACCATTAACGGCAACATATCCAGGAAATGCATTCAAATATACAGGTGCAGTAATTTTCGAACTACATGAATTCGTTGTATCTGCAGTGTTATCGGCTTTCTGTACAACTTCAGTTGATTTAACATTATCTGTTGTTGCCGGTAAACTTACTTGGTCTTTCTTAATTTCTAACGCTTCTTCTAATTTTGTTATCAAATTTTGATTAATACTTTGTAGTAAATTATCTATTTGTGGTAAATCGAAATAACCTTGTCTAGTACCATCAAAAACAGTTTGGAAACTTCCTGGTTGTATTGAGTGGTTCACACTAGTAATCATATATGAACCATCAAACATTGGCACGTGTCTCAAATTAAAATACATCATAGGTTGTATTAATGCATTTCCTAAACATGTTATTGTTGACTTATAAGACCTATATTTGTATATGTCGTATAAACTAATATTTTGTGTCGACACAGGACGACCAGATACTTGATTTGACATATCAAGTATGGCGTTTATTGATTCTGACGTAGCCTTTCCATTATCTTGTGAAACTGTCATCGAATAAAAAATATTTTGATTTCTTGTCCCGACATCAACATTAAATCCTACACATCTATTAGAAAGTGCCCAATCTTTTTTTCCTTGTTGATTTTCAATCAAAGGATTAGGTTGTCGACTCATGTCAAATCCATCACTTCTAAATTTGAAAGTCTCTTTTTGAAGGTTTGGATATTGGGATGGTTTACCAACATAAAAACAAACTAACTTTGGACTCGCGTTCCTATAATCTACGTTCAAAAAAGTACCCCACATGTCATTTGCGAATTCGGAAGAAGCTTGCGCTTTAGGTGTTGCAGTGACATCCACATCTTGAATACCATAGAAGTTTACATAAGCTGGAAGTGGCATCACAGTGAAGTTATTATTCATCAAAATTGTGCTGATGAAGGTATATACACTCATCGTTTGATTCAATGAGTTTGTATTAAACATGTTTTGGAGACTGAATATATCCAATATTATTGTTTCCCCTATGTTTCGGGATGCTCTATCCAAAAATAAAAAGTCCTCAAACAAAGTTTTTGATTTGTAATCCCCACCAGCAATCCATTTGTCGTTAAGGGTTTTGAATACTTCATACATTTCCACTTTACCTTGTTCACCTGAAATCACACTATTAATTGCCCGTTCAGGTAATTGTTGTTGTTTTGGAAGTACTGCTCTTAAGCCACTTAATACTCCATCCAAAAAGTTATTTTGAATTCCAGTTTCTCTTTGTAGATATTGACTCAATTGATTTTGAAATTGGGATGCACTCAAATTTGGATTGACTAACTTTTGAGTTGCGTACATTTTGATAATAGGTGCCAACAATGTGATGTTTCGGCTTGAGAACTCAATATTATTATCAATAAAAAAATCTGTAATATATGACCCTAAAGAACTATATCTAACATTAGGGATTGTTGAAAACCCTACCTCAGTTTCTAATGTAGTCCATGCCTGTCTATTATTAATTTGAGATTGACTTAATGTTAAATTACTACCCACCTGTGGTAATGAATTCGGAACATATGGTTCAAACTTAATTGGGTCGACGACAACTTGTAAATTGTTGTGAGACAAATAAGAATCGAAAATTCTTCTTTCATAGTTAGATGGATTACCATATTTGAATATAATATCAAACTCCATAAAGGATTTTATCCCATTTTGAAAGACACCAAATTGATTGTTGATTGTATTTGTAAAATATTGTTCCTCTGTTTCTGATTGTGTTTTTCTTGGTACTGTCATCAAACTTTTGAACAATGATTGGAAGTTTTTGAAGTTTGCATTAGTATTGACTGTGGATTGTCCAAATGTAGTTACATTAGTCCCAACAGTTGCATTAGCCATTGGTTTACAGAAATTCAAAAATTCAAGTTCGAATGAATCTAAAATTTTCTTTTCGAAAACAGAAAAGACCTCTTCAATTTTTGTGTAATTGTCTTGAGTTAAGAAGTATAATGGAGTTTGGTTATTATCAGTTGTGATAAAGTTCAAATAAGAATCTGGTTCAGGAAATGCCAATTGGTTGTTATCAAAATATCCAAAGTTTGGTGCTGACCATAAACATCTGACCGTTCCGTTATACATGTTCGGATTACTAGTCAAATTTACTTTAGTCGTAGGTGTTGTCGTTTGATTTACGATACAAGAATCAATTGTTTGATTGAATGGTGTACCAAATGAAGGTACCACAAAATAATCGTCTCCTTGAGTATTATCCTTAGGATTACAATCAATCGGAAGTTGTGGTGTTATATTTGGTAGTAACACAGACCAAGTCGTCAATCTTAAATTTTTATCCCCTTGTTTTACATTATTAATATTAGAGGAACTGAAATTATATAACTTCATACCTGAATTAATACTATTCTGTATTTCCTCATTTGTATAAAATTGATACAAATCATATCCAGTATAAAAGACATTCAAATCGTTAATCACTTTAGGATAAAACCCGACTTGCATTCCTATACTAGCAACACCTTCACTTTGTAATTGAATATCTTTTGTAGACCCTTGATATTTGAAAAAATATACTTGAGTAGTTGAACTTGTGGGAGGATAGTAATTTCCCGCATAATCAAAGTTTTTCCAAGCACTTTCTAAGATATCAACATTAGTTTCTTTGTATTTTTTGTACCTGTGCCAAATTGAACCATATTTCAAAATCCAAGCATAAGGTAGTTTGTGGATAGCCCCAAATTTTTTCAATGCTGACGAAATATAATCCAAATCACTTGTAACATCATTTGTTAAAGATTTGTATTTTTCTCTCAATGTCGCCAAAGGTAATGAGTTCAAAAACAAATATGCCGCTTGTACATATGGATAGGTATTCCCTGATACCCTTGAATTATAAACACCGTTTTGTATTGCGTTTATAAAGTAAGGAGTATTCAACATTGAAGTAGTACTTCTCGGGCTAAACACACCTGTTGGGGTAGTCCCGTTGACATATCCTTCAGTCGGAACAAAAGTATTAGGAGTTCTACTTAAATAAAATGCGTTTAGTCCAACAGGACCATATGTAATATAATCAGAAAGTCCTGATAGGTCGATGAGTGAAGTTGGGTTTTCATTTAATATATAAGAAAAATTAGTTACAGGTCTATTGGTCGTATAATTATAAACGTCTGTAAAGTTGGCAATAATTTTCCTTGGCTCGAAAATAGTTAAAGACTTGTTTGTATTATAAACCTGATTTGATACCGCGCTATTTCCTTGATTCAAATTGTTTAGACACCAAGTTTGATCAGTATAAGGTAAAGTATCCACAATGAGAGGGTCATTCGAAGCATTCAAAACTAAAGACCTTAATGCATCAGACTTCGTTGTGACTTGTGGTATCTTTCCAATATCTAATGTATTTAGAATTCCGAAAGAATTCTGAGTTAATCCTTTAATATACGGAGTGACAAAGAAATCCCTGATATAATCTTGATATGCTCGTCCTGTGCCTGAGTTCGAAATGTTTTCGAGAAAATCAGGATAATTTGCTGCTGTGAGGTTAAAGTTTTTTAATTTTAGTGTTAAATATGGAGAACTAATACCAAGTTTCTTCTGTAGGTTATTAACTTCAGTCTCAATATTCAATCTATTCAATTCATCAACTTGGCTGGAATTAGCACGAATCAATCCTGAATAATGTGAAGTCAAAAACTGACGTTCCCAAATTTCATAGAAAAATTTAATTTCTTCTTTGTTTGAATACGCAACTCCTGTTGATGGAAATTCTATGGCGTTGATGTTAATAATACTTGTGTCTCTCTCACTTTCCAATGGTGGAGGTGAAATAGGACTTTGAAATTTTTGGGTTAATCCCCTCAAATATTCCTCGACAAACTCGACTTCAGGCCACTTGTCAAAAAGATACCCTTGAGTCAAATTAACAACAGAAGGATCTGCAATATATTTTAATTGAAATTTATTTTTATCCTCAGAAGATTCCACCGAGAATTGTGGCCAAGGATAAACTGGTATTTGGGAATTCACCGCATCCGCATTCAATTGATTTTCGTTGAATAATAAAAATTCATCTCTTGAAACCAAATCTCTCGAATCACTACTCGGAGCAGATGACGGGTTATAAAATATTGCCCTACTACGAACTGGGTCATATTTTACATTCCAAGCATTAGTATGAACATCATCCAATAATCGAATAAAACCCTCAGCTGATGCCATTATCACAGCAATCATGTTTCTAACAGTAGGCTTAAATCCAATACCTGTATCAGTGTCTTCAATTTTTCTTAAAAGTAACGCAGAAATCTCACTTTCGGCCTCGGACAATTTTTGGTTTGCTTGTGACTCCATTGAAGAAATTTCTTTGATAAATCTTCCTTCTCCCTCAAATATAAACCAAGATTGAGGAACTGGTTTTGAGTTTGATAAACTTAAAAGTGTATTTATCGCTCCTACAGGATTTGTTGAGGATTCACGTTCAGTTGGTATAAACAAATATGCGAGACTATTTTTCAAATTAATTTGGTCTTCTATTGTTGGATTACTAATACCTGTTTGTATTCTAACCGTTTCAAACCAATTAAGACTACTCGTCTCAGGAGCAGTTATTGAAATCATGTCGTACTTTATTGGATTAGGAATTGGTGCCGTACCTTTTGAACCTAGTGTAGGGTTTTCGGATAAACTCTTATTATATTCGATAATGTCTCCTTGTAATTTAGAAATGGCAGTGTCTTTAACTTCACGCGACAAATCTTTGAAGACATATGCCCTCTCTCCCGATTTCAACACTATCGGTTTCGGATTCATGTAAGTCTTGAACCAAGAGTTTTCTCCACCAACAATAGCAGTAAAATATCGATTTATAGTATCTTTATAATTTCTAATGTTCGTTAGAGGTTCTACGTCAGCCTTTTCAAAAGACCTAAAGATGTTTGCCTCGAATTGTTGCAACTTATTCATAAGTTGTACCAAAGTAAGTTCAGGAAAATCTAAAGGGATTAAACCCTTGGACTTATACTCACTATAAACTTCAATTATTTTTTGATAACCTTTTTCAGCAACTAATTGTGTCACCACAGCGGTGTCCGACCCTAAATTGTTTGCACCCTTTTCAGCTTGTGTACTTGCTTGTGATTCAGCCGCTTTATTAGGTTGTTGTGGGCCATCTAAAGTTTGTGTAATATCAAACCTTTGGCTATACATGTGAGGAGCAGCAATAAGATGTCCCATTGAAATTTCCCCCAATATGTTAAATTTATATCCGATAAATTTTAATCTTACCTGATAATTCCCGCTAAACCCATTGAATGAAGCGTGGAATGTTTGTAAGTTAAGTTGATACCTAATTGCTTGTCCATAATACCCTTTTAGTGTAAGATAGAATGGAGGATAAGGCATGTTGAAGAATGCCGCATAAGGTGAACTATCACCAAATTCAAATAGTCCTCTACCTTGTACATCCTCCAAAAGTATTTCAACTGTAGGCACAAAACTTGTGTTTGTCACTATATTGATTGAGGTAATACCCAATAATCCAGTATCAATAATTTCTCGTTGATTTACGGATGTATTAAGTAAGTAAGGATCTTGAGAACTATTAGTAGTATTTGCAATTTCGTTTGGTTGGTTAACTGCATTAAATTGGGTTGAGTTTTCTCCAGTCAATTCATCATAATATCCTGCACCTAAAGATGAATTTTTTGTTGGTTTTAGAAAATTCATTTTAGCAACTGAAATAGTTACTAATCTATTATCAGGACTTCCACCAACCGCTAGTTTAGTTCTTGGAACCACATCAGCTTCCAAATTGGCATACATAACGAGATTTTCATGGTCAACAAGTCTTTCTCGAATATTTCCAAAATCATCGGTAGTCTTGTTTGGGTCAACCACAATAATATTGTTTTCGTCAACTTCAACAAAAATATTTCCACTTGTGTCTGCCTGTATGTTACCTGCCATAATAATAAAAATGATTTTCTAATGCCCCTTTATAGTCTTGTAATGATGGTAGAAGAGGAAATGGAATAATCAATACTGCCCCATCATAAATATTATTTTCAAGACCCCCGAATTGTGGATTCGCCTGAAGAATTAACCATCCAAACACAGGTGAGTTATAATATTCTTGTGAAACTTTATCTAATCTACTTTTTGCCACTTTATAAATAAATGCCTTATCCGTTGGTTTTTGAGGCAAAGAAATATATGGGACTACTGTTTGTTCCCCATTAATAATAAAATCACTATATCTATTCCAATATTGATATGCCATTAGTTTAGTTTTGCTTTTGATATATATGCATTAGGTAGATTTCCATTCAAATCATTCCAAGTTAATACATTCGTATTTTGGTTTGTTGTGTTAGCTAATCCTTTTATCAGATTTTCTTTTGTTTGTTTTTCTGATGGACCAGAAGGGTCGACACTTGTAAAGGTAAAGTTCCTCTGTTTGTTTGAATCGAATGGAGTATAAATTAAATAATTTTTCAAATCGGTTTTTTCCAAATTTTCAATAAATGATTTTGTGATATTATTTTCCTCCAAGAAAACTGGTCTTACAGTTTTAGTCCAATATGTATCAAATATTGCCTCAATGTCAACAGACCCGTTACCAAGCAATGATTGATTTCCAATAATGTTACCAATAAGTTCTTGTTTGAACGTTTCGTATTTTTTTTCATCGATAACATCATCAGACACAATCATATAAACTCTTCGGAATGGTTGACTACTAAACTGTGGATTGGTGCTAAACGGTTTGAAAACTTCTTGGACAGTAACCTCGTTCGATTTTCCATTAATAGTTTTATATACTAGAACTCCTTCATACTCTGTGCTAGTCGCAGGATAAATAAACTTTGTCTTACGTTCAATTACAGTATTAAATTTTTTAATATCATCTTGAATTTTTGCGGTATCTTGAACCAACTCCAAATAAGTATTTGAACTTGTAGATGATTTATGTACATCTGTTGTTCCTGAGGTTACATATATTGTTACCGGTCCATTTTTAGCTTGAAAACCATCGGTTCCATTACTACTACTCACAGGACTATAAAGTATAGTATTCAACCTACCGAGAGTTTGAAGATAATTTTGTTCTTCATTCACTAAACTTTGAGTTATTGTCGATATTGCATTTTCAAATGACCCACGTTTTCTTGACACAAAATTGGAATAATTTTGTTTAATCGTTCTGATTAGTTTTGGTGATAAGTTTTTGGATGGATCAGAAATATATTCTATAAATCCTTCTGTATTATCCGTTATATTTTTAACTAATTCACCAAATATGGTATCGAACCTTTTTTCAACATTGTTAGGTTTTCCAAATAATATTACATCATCTGTATTAATTTCAAAATTACCTTTAGTATAATTTCTTTCCAACATCCATTGTTGTCTTACCGCATTATTATATTGATTAACACTCTCTTTAGATTTATTTACAATATTTGTGAAATATGTTTGGGTGGTACTTACTACTTTATTCATAAAAGTACTGTAACTCAAAATTCCTGTTGTATTTCCACTTGTATCCGTAACATTACTAAGAATATTTCCAATAGTACTATTGTTATCTTGACCGTTATTCGGAGCACCGTTATTAATACCAGGTATTGGTGGAGGAACTTCGCCTGCTAAAAATATTTGGTCTAATATTCTTGAAGACTCAATATCTGTAGCATCCGCTCTATCGTCATAAATCTCAGTGTTGGCATAGTAGTTAAATGTCAATGCGTTCTGTAACTTATCAACCGACTCTTTTAACCCACTACCTCCGACAAATTTGAAATTCATCGAAATATTCGCAATCATAGGTTGTACACCAATACCCTCAGGATTGATATCTAAACCTTCGTATGTGATTGAAAGTCCATCAGGGATAATCTTTGTATTATAAAAATCCCCTACTCTCAACACCAATACTGGAGGTGCACCAAATGATGTATTACTAGCGTCTTTGTTATAGTTTAGAGTCTGTGTCTCACCATCTTGTTTAACTGTAGGAATAGTATCACCAGGCCTCATACATTGCTGTAAGAATGTCAGTCTTGAGTTTAACCCTTCTGGTGTTATTGAATGGAATGACGGTTGGAAAAACTTCAACTTGTCTTTCAAATTATCAAAAACCATTGGTGTTGTTTCCTTAATAACTTCGAAATAATCACACTCTGATAACAAGGCTCTCACAACTCTTTTAGTTATATTATCTCTTGGTTCCCATCGTTGTTCAATGACAGGTTCTGTTACAGTTTGTGTGACGACATTACCAATCAACACTGGAACTGTGCCTGAACCCGAATTTGGGTTTGTCTGTCCTCCTGGAATTGATTGGGTATTTGGACCAGTTTGAGGATTATTCAGAGTTGATTTAATATTGGAAATGAAAGATCTTCTACATGCCATGGCTGGCACAGTATATATATCTTTAGATCCTGCTTGAGTATCCCCACCTACAGTATTTACATCTTTATCTGTACAATTGACCCTTTTTCCTGTATCAAACGGAAGAGTATACGGAGCGGATGTTGTTTTAGAAACTAATGGTTCAGCATTTGTGTTTTCCCCAAAAGCGTTTTGTGGTTTAACTAATAACCTCTGATTGGCCACGTACTTTGATGTCGCAGGATTTTCAGCAAAAAATTTAATCATTGATTTAATTCTTCTATCCGATAATTCTTTGTTATATCCTTGAGTCGCAGGTGCTGAACAACTAGAATCAATGTCTATCGTTACTGTTCCTTGAGTATTAACTTCAAGTTGTTTACCTAACTCGATAGCAAATTGATTAATTACATCATAATTTGGGGTGACTACTGTGTCAAAAAATGTCGCGGTTTCACTAGCGTTTGATTTAGTAGCGTATTCTGGTTTTTCTCCAATATATCTTACATATTCTTCTGTATAATTTACTTCGGTTTTCGGTTTTGGATAATCATTTCCAAAATAAAATCCAAGTTGTACATACTTCTTAAAGTCTAAGTCTGTGTTACCCCCTCCACCCGATTGAGCAACTGGTACATCATATCCATTAGGAGAGAAAGCACCTGATTCTATTGTTCCACGAGTATATATAATTTGTTCTCGTGACATTTCTTTCGAAGTAATCGCTTGTTGCAATTCAAACAAATCATTTGGATTTACATTGGAATACAATTTTGCCAATTCATAGATGTCGTACTTTCTACATCCTGCAAAAAAAGATTCCAAAATACTATCAATACGAGTCTTATTAATTTCATTACCCAAAACTTTATTAACAATGACATTTAGAACTGATGGATGGTCTACAACAATTTTCCATTGAAGAGTTCCAGTTCTCGATGTATTTTTGTAAGTATAAATTGGTTCAGGTCGACCCAAAAAATCAGATTGATTCCAGTTTGTGGATACGCTTTCAGTAAATGTCAATCCATAAGGTGGAAACCACATAACTCTACCACCATTAGGACCTCTCTCACAAACAGGTAAATCAGACGTAGAAAAACCTGGAGTACTAGATGTTCTCCATGCCAAGTTTTCCAATGAGAACATATATTTCTTTGCAACCGCATTGTTCACGGTTCCAATTATATTTGTGGAATCCTGACCACCTTCTTGTTTATTTGGGGCTATGTTTAAGTTATATGTCTTATCAAGAACGGAATACGCAAATCTTCTTCCTTCAGTTGTAATACCATCTGTTTTTTGTAAATCGTTATATTGTAAGTATGGTAAATCTTTGGCAAACACACGACAATATTCTGTACCAACTTCTTGGCCAATAGCACCGACATATTTATAAACTCTTGAACCTTTAGTAAGTTCTTTATATCCATCATGGAATACTTTACTTACTTGGTCTATTGCATTTCCTACGTGTTGAAGACGTTTACCTCCTTGTGGTTGGCTATCAATTAATCTTTGTGTGTCATCAAGTATCGAACCTTGTCTGAATTCGTTGTTTACTGATTCGGTATCAACATAAGATGAGGCCAGATTCGAAAGGGCTGAATCTGATGATGCGGGTATAATCTCACCACCAATACCTACTTTCTTACCAGCGTTACCTTTATACTTTGGTGAAACCCAAGTGAAACCACCTTCGATTCCACCTCCATTACTGTAGGTAGGACCGTTCGCTCCCAATCTAATAGATCGACTTGGTCCTTCATATAACTGTGCCAACTCTGAAGGTCCATAAACTGGTGATTGTTGTTCAACCCCAAATTGATTAACGGGTACATCTCCAACAGGAGAAAATACTTGGGAAGGGTTGGAAGTTATACTTCCAACATAAAAATTACTATTGTCTGATACAGTACCCAATAGAGCTCCTCCTACTCTTTGGAAAAAGTTTCTTGGAAAATTTGGTTTGTATCTATTGAAATCTATGTTTTTGAACAATCGAGACCTTTGTCCCGCTCCCATGTTATTGAACATGATTTGAGAACCAGTCTCTCCTCCACCCATTAACCTATTAACAAACTTACCAACACCACTTCTTCTAAAAGCGTTGGAAATTTGTTGTATCGTCGTTGGTTGTCCTAAAGTCGTATTTGGGTCAAAATATGAACCTGGTATAGGTGAAACAGGTAATATACTTCCTCCCAATCTTAGTGCAAAGTTTGCTGCGGCAAGTATTGGGTTTGCAGTTACTGTAATGGTATAAACAGGTTCTATGATAGGTACCACACCTGTCAAAATGTTAACAAGGTCAGTACCACTACTAACATTAAGGATGTTTGCTCTTCCTAAAGTATCTTGTCGTATCTGCGCAGCAATTCTTTGTTCAAACTCTCTTCTCAAAGTTTGAGCACCTAAACGAGCAATAAATGAATCTTGACTCAATAAACCATTATTTCCACTTGGATCAGGGGACAATAATATTGATACAGGAGTATAATTAGAGGATACAAATGTTGTTGGATATGGTTGATTGTTGGAAGTATTCGTTGTAATCGGCCTATTTAACGAACCAAAAAACTCAGCACTATCTAATGGAAGTTGGTTTCCATTTGAAAAAACGTTTAGAGGTTTCCACTTTTGAGATTCTGGTAACGATTGACCTACAATATTTGCGTCTTGGTATCCGTATTCTCCCTCATTTGATTTTGTATTTAATAATGATCCAGGGTCAGGTACTTGTTCATAACCACCCTCATTACCATATTGGTTCAGTGGATATAGTTTGTTTGCAAAAGATGGTACATCAATTAATTGATCGGGACTATCTTGTACAGAAGTATCTGACTGAATATATTCAGTATTAATAGCTTGGGTTGGTCTATTGGGAGCCTTAGCATATGGAGTTAAGTTCCTAACAATAAGTTTCTTTCTAAACCCATCTGAATTTACAAAATCTAACGGACTTGCCATTTATAATTCTTTTTTAATAAATAGAGAAAAAGTAATTTTTATACGAATTGTATTGTCTCCGTTTTAGATTTCCGTTATGCATCCTTTTTGGATATCTCCTTTATAATATTTTCGAATTCTTGACTTGCAAATTTATCTTTTAATATCATTGACAATTCATCTTTTTGTTGGATACTAAGTCCGATAGGAAAATTATCAAAGTTTACATTAACATCTATTTCTCCATCTAAGTTAAGATTTGTAGGATTCCCTTGGTTTTGTGGTTGTGTTGTTCCTAATGGACTTGAACTATTTGGGACAATTGGAATTGTTTGGTATTTTGTAGTTCCCTGTTCTGTAGTTGAAGCTTCGGTTTTGAACATATTTCGAGATAAATTTCTGAGAGTTTCATCTAAATTAGGAATCTCTCCACCACTTTCCCTCAATTTTTCTTTAATACTTTCTGAAGCTTTATTAATCAGTCCTTTAGTTGATTCCGTAAGATCTCCAAATTTACTCATAGCAATAGCTCCAATACTATCCGCTATTTCTTCTGGATTTATGTCTCCCTTCGCAATTTTACCCTTGAGTTCATCAATAGCACCCGCCATTTGGTTAGTCAATGTTTCAGATTTTTCCCTAACATCTTTTGTTGTGACTTTTTCTCCAGCTCCTCTCAAAAACGCATCTGATGCCGTTCGTGCTTGTTCTGTCAATTGTTGAATATTTTTATCTGTCAAAAGTCCACCAGTAAGAGCATATTTGATTGCGGCAACATCATTTTTTACTATTTCATCAATACCCAATTGAGCTCTAGCATAATCTTCAAGTGTTTTAGGCCCATTTTTTTGAGCTTCTATTAATTTGTTGAATTCATCTTGTTGTAAGTCTGCTAATTGTTGTGGTCTCCCGTCCTCCAATGTAACTGTGTAAACTCCATCCTTTAACTTAAGAATGTTTGCTAAATATTGTTTGTCTTCTTCGGTTGCAATTTTAAGACCCGCAGCATCAACTGCTGAAAGTCTTTGGTCCAATTCAGCCGCCGAAACCCCCAACTTTGCCATTTCAGCTGCCGAGATTCCTGTGGTTTCAGCCAATTCTCTGAATCTTAAGATTCCATCTTGACTTACTTTGAAAGATTTTGTTTTATCGTCAAAATAAGTAAACTGTTTAGAAATTTCAATCAAACTATCTTGTATTCCTGATGGGTCATTTAGTGATTGACTCAGCAGTTGAAGTGGGTCTCCAAGTGAACCTACCGCCAATCCTAGTCTTTGAAATGAAGAGGCAGCTTCAATTGCTGCTTCTGGTGATAAAAGTTTATCCGCAAATGCAAAGGTTTTACCCATGTCAAATCTTAACATGGAAGCTTGTGCCGCCATCTTTGTTAAACCCAAAACACCATTATCAAACTGAAAACGATTCATTTGGTCCATGTTTTTCGACACATCTTGCATGACTTGTCTAGCATTCCCTCCAATACTCTGAACGTATTCGACAGATTCTTCAAGTGTTTCAGAAATGTGTTCCAAACCCATACCAACGTTCAAAAAACCATCAGTCAGATCTTTAGCACTGACACCTAAAACTTTAGAGGCGGCATATAACTTTTCAACATCTTCTTGATTTGCAATAACATTTCGTCTTGAGGCTTGTGCTACTTCATCGATTACTTTAGCGGTTGACCCGATATCTCCACCAAGTCTTCTAATATTTGGCAACGCATCCATAATAGACCGTTGGAACTCAAATACACGTTCTCTTCCTTGTGTGAACGTACCAATAATTTGATTACTATACTGGTCTAAAAGTTGTCTTGACTTATTAATGTCAAAACTTGCTAACGGGTCTAATTTTTCAGATTGTCCTCCAGGTGTTGCGTCTTGAAAAAACATAGTTGATTGTTATATATATAAATATAAAAGGACTGATTTTTCAGTCCTTCTTATTATTTTCAACCCATTTATCCAAAAGATACTTCCTAACAAATATTGGCATAATTAAAAAATCCGAATATGATATGTTCAAAAGTGTTTTGAGATAATAAAGTTCATCGATTTGACCTTTTCTATAATCAGAAGAAAGGGCGAAAAAAGTCAACCCCAAATCCAACATTGACTGTTAGCTTCTCTCCTGATGGGGCCATTACTGTTCTCGTTAAATCTAATCTCGGTTCATTATCATCCATGAACTTTCTAATATATTTGGAATCTGCTATAGGCATCTGGTCAATAAATTTTGAAATTTCAGACCTATCAGTCACTCCATTAATTTCTATAATCTGTTTATTCAATCTCCAAGTTACTCTTGGAGCGGTTCTACCTTGTGGATACGACTCTGACATTTTTTGAACTTCCAAAATTTCACCGTAAGTCATTGGTTTTAATTTTACTGTTGTTTGAGACTTTGGTAACTGAGTTATAAATGTACCATCGTCATTAGGTTGAACACCCTTAATAATATCTAATTCGTCCAATCTAACAGTTGATTTGAATGATTTTTTCGTAATCGGGTCGATTAAATTTAATTCCATTTCAGGACCAAATGCTGTATTCCTTAAGAATATTAATATTGCCTCAATATCTCCTTCTAACATATCCTCAATACGAACATCTGGTTCATAAATTTTAGATCTCAATAAAATTTGAGTCATGTCATTACCACCAGCCATGAGAATGTTTTCATCATTTGCTGTAAGATATCCTACTTTAATAGACTTCTTTTTATTTTTGTAGAAGAGACCTTGTGTCGGTAAAGGCACAACGTCGTGAGGTAACGAAAAATTCGATTGTCCGTGTTCTCTTGCTTGATTATCCATATAAAAATTTAACCGTAAAGTTTAGTTCTTTACGGTTAAATATAATTCTAATTAATTTTTTATAAAGACAATTTTTTTCTTAACTCTGAAATAACCCATTCTGGTCTTTCATTAATGTCTTTTTCCCAATAACGAATTAAAGTAATATTATGGTTTTCACACCAAGTATTTTTTCTTTTGTCATTTGATAAATTTTTTTTCTGTATATCGTATTCCGCAGTTAAGTATTTACTATTAGGGTTACAATGATAAAAATCCCCATCAACCTCTATTATTATTTTATTATTGGGAATGTAAAAATCAAAAAAAGTTTTTATATTAGAAACTAAATGATTATGAATATAATCAATATCTTTAATATACCCAATCTCATCTAGTATTTTCATAAACTTATCCTCTAATTTGGAGGTTTTCACTATTGAATTTTTTCTCATCCACTCCAACTTATATTGAGACTGATTAATCCTCAACTGTGGATTATCTTCGTAACGTTTTTTTTGTGAAATAGATAACTTTCGTTTAGATTCTTCTGTTTTTGGAACACCTTTTAATTTTTCAGATATTCGTTTCCCTCTTTCTTTATTGTTTCGTAATTTTTCTTTAATACCTTCTATTTTGGATAAAGTTTCTTCAGATTTAATTTCCCACCATCCTTTATACTTTCCCTCTTTCCAATTTTTCTTTTGGGTTTGGAGAGCCTTTTTATGGGTTTCAGGATTTTTATGGTAATTATTTTTACCTAAAACCCTATTATGGTGTGATTTAATAAATCTTGAGAATCCTTTCCCTATTGAAATAAAGGGGGGTATACCTCCACAACCACATTCACACTTCGGTTCTACACCTTTCAAAGCATATTCGATATAAATCTTATCACCACTTATATTGTGTTTTTGTACAGAATGACTTCTTAATGAATTAAGACTGTCACATTTTTTTTGGCATATATTACAAACAAAAATTCCCATATAAATAAATATATGGGAATTTAACAACATTGTAAATGGTTAGATATATTTTAGTAGTAAACTAGTAAACCAACACACAACGATCCATACGAAGTGTAGCGTTGATTGTTGCCAATCCATCCTGTGCGTAACTCAAAGAGTTGAAGTTAACGTCAGTCAAGAATGTTCCATAAAGAATCCATTTTTCTACAACAACACCAGTTGGGTCCAGCATTTCAAGGTCAATATCTTTTTTGTAACCCGCAGCATAACCCATACGACCTGTCACAGATTCTGCATGTAAACGTACCCATTCCATAAGAGCTTGTGCCGCAGAAGGTCCAATTGGATCTCTAAACACCGCTGGAATTGTTTGCCAAGTGAACTTACCAGCAACATAAGTTTCAGTATTCAAGAAAGGAATTGGAACGGAGTTTATAATAATATGTGGTCTTGCAGAAGATTCAACAAACCATTCATTTATACCAAGAGATGATGGAAACCTTAGGATAAAACGATTCTGTCGTTTTGGTTCGTAAGGAATCGGCATTTTCATTAACAAATCAGCCATGTGTTTTTAATTTTTTTGTTTTTGTTATTTTATTGATAAATATATCCTTTCACAAAAATTTTTCTATTTACTTTTTTTTTGAAAATGATATTCTTATTTAACTTCCTGCTTAAATCCTCCAGCAGTAGAATAAGTCTTTACTATATTATCTGGTTTATTTTTGAAGTGCTTTTGCATTACTTCTATATTTTTTGGATCATCGTCACTAAATCCTATTGATAAGTTTTCTGGATTAAATTTATTACTAATATCCTTTTTTAAGAATGCCTTTTTATTAAGTATTGCTGCCATAGCTTTTATGTAATTTACAAAAGCCTCCATAGCCTCTACTTTAGCTTCTTCAGGATTGACAGCACCTTTGTCATCACCAAAAGAAACTGGATGGTACTTATTAAGTTCTAAATATGACTTAATTAATTCTTCATCCGTCATTTCATCTTCACCTACAAAAGACCTATATTTTTTAAGATTTTTAATTAATTCGTCTTTATCTATCCCGTTGAACCCTTCTATAATATAGTTATAAATTGCTTCTTTTATAGTGTTTGGGTTATGTCCCCTCGCAGTAATTATCGCAAATATCGAACCATTATTAATTGCTTCCTTAAAATCATCGAATGCCGGACCTTTTTTTGCTCTCATAGCATCCACCAAAAAATCTTTATCCCCATCGGTTCTAAAGTTTCTGAATGGTGAGTCACTATAACCCACAATTGTATTACCTTTATAATTAAATGGTTCTTTTCCTATCTGATGTCTAAACTCCGCAAAATCATCAGTGGACATTCCAACTTCATTACCACTCTCATCTTTAACTAAAATTTTAGTTGGCATATGGACTATATTATCGTCCCAATCGAACGCATAATATTTTAAGTCTGGAGTACCCTCACTTTTGAATCCTTCTGTAAACTCTCTTTTCATTTGGCTAAAGGGGGGATATTATCCCCCCATAAATTGTTATTAGATATTTTCGAACGAAGCTCCTGTTGGAGTGATAAAGAATTCGATATCGATGAATTCTAATGCCTTCGTTGGTTTTAAGTATATCTTACCTGTTAATGTATTTCTATCTAAGTCTTCAGGTGTTGAAGAAACTGTTACTCTGAAGTCATAAAGACCTCTGTCTCTTCTGATTGAATCTAAGATAGGGTTAACACTATCTAAGAATTGTTGTCTAACGATTTGGTCGTTTTGTTCGAACAATAATCTTACAGCTACTGCTGAAATTAACTTTCTTGCTTGAAGTAACAATCTTCTTACGTTCAATCTGTTAAGTGCGGTATCAGCAACTTGTAAAGTTTTGTTACCCCAAATTACAGTTCCTACATCAGAGAAAGTTGCGATAGGGTTAATTCTACCTTGATACAATGTATCTCTATCTTCCTGAGTCAGTTTAACTCTTGCCTTGATTGAGTTCACAAGACCTCTTGTGTAACCCGCTGATGCGAACCAAGGGAATGCAATGTTATCTGTCAATGCTAAGTTTCTACAAACTTCACCTGTCGCAGGTAAGTAAATTTGTGTATTATTAACAGTATCTCTTGTAAGAATCCAAGGATAGTAAGTTGCAGTGTAGTTAGAATCAATTCCTGTGTTATCCAAGTTATCAACTGCTTCTTGAGAATAAATGATATCTTGAGGATTAGTAGCATCAGGAGTATACATGTTGTAATCAGGAGTAGTTGCAATGTAAACTGAATCTGCTCTTGAGAATTGTACCATGTCGATAGCTTCTTCTACAAGGTTAGAGTTGTTTACATAATCAATACTTGATGTTGCGAATACGTTGATGTTAGTTGATTCAGGATTTGCGAATGTCAAGATACCAAGTAAGTAAGCATAGTAGTCGGTGTTTGCAAAATCTTGAGTATTGTTTTGAACTACAATTCTTTTGAATAGACCATCACCAGTTGCATTTGGATATCTTGTTGAAGCGGATGCTCCTGCCAAGTAACCTGCAGCTCCTAATTGGAATCTATCTTGATTAGTTCTAAACTCTCTATAGATATCCCATCCATCAAATCCACCCGCAAAACATACTGTATATTTTCTTGAGTAAATAAAGTAGTAAGGGTTTTCTTGAGTTTCAGGATCAGTTGTGAAGTTTGCTACACCACATTCAAAAGCAGTTTGACCACTAGTTAAAAACGAATTAGCAATTGTTACAACAGTAGCACCTGAATCCATATGGAAACCTTTACTTAAGTAATTCCAAGATGAACCATCAACAGGTACTGGAGACGCAATCCAGTTCAATGGATTTTGTGTTCCTTTATATTGTAAGAATGAATCATCAACCCCAAATTGACTTGAGAAACCTAAATAACTTCTTCTCACAATGTCACCTGAAGATTCAACAACGTCAGTCGGTGCTCCGAAAGGAGGATTATAAATTACTTCACCAGGGAAATAATATTTTGTTTTGAAAATTGGAACTGGTGAAGGGTTCGTTACTGATGAGTATTCTCTTTGAGTATACCCGTAGAAACCACAAGGAATTGCATCAATTGGTGCTTCATCCGCCAATTCAATCATTATATATCGTGAAATCAAAGCGTATTCACCATCAGTAGAACCTATTTTCTTAGCAACAAAGTTGTTAGAAGATGGGTCCATGTTACAGTTAGTAAATTTCTCAATAACAACTGGATTTGCATCGGTGTCGAAGAAATTTCTTACCAATACGTCAAACGTCATATTATTAAAAGATAAATTAGCAATTGAAACTTTCACCTCAGTGTTTGCTGCGTTACCGTCAGAAATTGAAACAAATTTGAATAAGTTATAAACTTTATTACCTCTTAATTCAGAAACTAAGAATGGTGTACTTGGTGCTTTATATTGTGTTACGTTATAAGCGATTGATGTTGGGTCTTGACTTCTTGCGTCTGGTAGATTAATTAAATTACAACTTAAACCACGAATATATCCTTGGTTATAAGCGTAATTCAAAGTATTAGGGTAAATCTCTTCAACATAAACAGGAACCTCGTTTCTTGATTTACCGAAGTTATCAACACCAAGAACTTTAGTGATGAACTTAGAAGACGATGCCGCCATTGAAGTCTCAAAAGAGAAATTGTCTCCGTCTTTTGTTACACCTGAAATTAAGAATGATTCAAAAGGAGATTGAGTAACACCCGAGTATTGTCCACTACAATTCAAAATTAAATCTGATAATGTGTTAACTTCATAAATCGGCCCGTGGTTGTCACTTGTAGAACTATTAGTGTATAAAGATATACCTCTTGAACGTAAAGTCGCAACAACCATGTTGTTGTATTCTGAATACGCAGTTCCTGAGTAATTGTAAACACTTCCAGATATTGTACCTGAGAATGTTGAAGATGCTCCCGAAGTTAATGAAGAAACGTAATAGAAGAATGAATATCCGGAATATGCGTTACCTGATGTAATATCAAAGTTAGCATAATACCATGGGTCATTCGCGTCAGATGATAAGTCGTTAGTCGCAAGATTAACTGTATCACATCCATATTCATTTATTACGTTTGAATAAGTTGCTGTCAAGTCATAAAAGTCAGATTCAGGCATCGCTCCATAAACAACCGCAGTATTAGCGGATAAAGAAGGAGTATCCATGATATTGTCAAGGTTACTTGTGAAATCTAATCCTAAAGTTGATGTACTACCATCAGACAATCTATATTGAGTGTTAAAGTTTGCAAGAACTTGCGGAGGTAATGCCCCACCTGTAAATGTTACAGTATTTCCTGAAGATGAACCTGAGAAATTTGCCGTCCATGTAGTTCCAGTCGCAGGATTAAGACCGATAGTTAACGGGTCAACGTTTGCGGTTACTTTAATACTCCAAGAAGGTCCGGCATCATAACCTGATAGACCTAATACTCTTGTTACAAAAAGTTGATTAGATTGTTGTAAATATGATTTTGCAATATATGCCGCCTCATATTTCGGAATTTGTGTGTTTATAAATTTTGTAGGTTCAGTCCCCCCAAAATATGCTTGAAACTCATCGTAGTTTGTGATAAAAATTGGTTCGAATGCGGGACCTTTAATTGTTTCTCCCACTAAACCTAATGTAGTTACACCTACACTTTGAGCTACAAATGATAAGTCAGTTTCAGACGTATATACTCCAGGCGATACGTATACCTTTTGATTTACTTGTGTTGCCATGCTTTAATTATTCTATTGCAGATTTATTTTAATGATAAATATTCATATCTATGTGAAAAAACTTGACTTTTGAATATCTATTTGTAAGGAGTATGAATTTATTCTACCTTTTTTCTACCTATGAAAACAATTAAAGAAATAAAGAATATAAAAATATCCCCAGAATCACACGAGATATTAAAAAAGTACTGTGAAAAGCGTGGGATAAAAATTTATAAGTTTTTGGAAAATCTTATAGTGGAGAAGTGTAAAGAAAAGAAAGATATCTATGGAGAGGATTAAACCAACTGAGATTCAAACTTAATGGTGGACTCTAAGTCATTGTCTGTCTTCACAACATCTATCCTCAAAATATCATTTGTTGTTATTTGAATTTCAGAAACGTCAGTTCCAAAATAATCTCCATTAATGTAGACATCAAAACTATCTACGTTGGTCGACCCTAATAAAGAAAGGTTCGCAGTGAAATCAATAATCTCACTTAAAGTATCATTTCCAACTCTGTATAAAAAGTTGGATAAAAATTCATCGGGATTTTCAGGAAACTTTGGTCTCCTTCTTTTTAATACGGTGGTATCCAACTCCATAATTTGGGCAACTCTGGCAATCGCAGGTTTAACTTCGAACTCCTCCTCATCAATCAAATAACCTAACATTGTAAAATCATAATTTTGAACAAAGTATTTTCTCGATTCAAATCCAAGTTGAGATTCATCCGAAATGTTATTTAATACAATAGGAACATATTGTCCTTTAATAAAAGTATATGCTTGTCTTGAAGAAAACTTTTGCATAATAATCTTATTAAGTTGGTTCAACTCCCTCATTCTATTACAAACAATTTTGACACTATAATTAATATCTACCGGAACAGGTTGGGGTATTGTATAGATATCCATTCCTTGTACGTTCCCATTCCAAGTTGGAACTGAAGCGTAATAAAATTGTTTTCTATTTGGTATTGTATATTGTAAGGAGGGATTTGTACCGAATTTAACTTCAGGTTGTCTAACCACAGTTATGAATGGAGGTTCAGGGTTGAAGTCGAGATTGGTAAATAATGCCGTCTCTACATACTGAGTCCAATTTTGTGTAGTAATAATGATATCAAGCATAGGAATAATTTTCCCAGCAGTTATTACTTGAAGGTCTTCTTTAACAAAATCCAGCATACCCCTATCCAAATCAGCATGTAATACTGACTTAGGTAAGTAAGTTCCATCTTTGTTTATAAACTCAAGAAGTTGTTCTCTTCTGGCGTACAAAGTTTTCTTCGGAACTAAAGGTAATGTAGGTTTAACTTGTTTTGGTAAAGGCATTTTATTTATTGTCTAAATCTTCAGAGTTATCATGTCCACATTTGTGACAAGTGTACGGGTCATCCCCCCCATCAGATAATTCCCATGACCAACCACAATTATCACAGATAACCTCACCATTGGTGATTACTTCCATAATTTTATTTAATTGTGATTCTGTTATAATGTAATTCATTATATTCCTCTAAATTCATTCTCACTCACATAGTTGGCGATAATTGTTCTGTAAAAAGGCTTGTATCCACCGTATGTATGTTTATTGTCTGATTTCACATAACCATCGTCATTAACTACATAGTATCTAACTCGGTCCTCAGATTCATAGTAACCAATATAATCTCCCAAGAATATTTCAACCCCCATGTCTTCGAGAGTTTTTTGGTAAATACTAAACTGCATGTTACCAGGTTCTTTTAGTTCAACTTTCGAAGTACCAATAAATTTAGTTGTAGGCGCATTGACTTTGACTAACCCTTTTAACTCCACAGGTGCTAAAAATTGAATTCCATCTTCCAAAACTTCACCATAAACATCATCAGTTTTGGTCTTTCGTCTATCTATACGATAAAGAACTACGGTGAAATTCATATCACCAACCAACCATTCTTCACCCATACCAATATCTAAACTATAATCTTCAGCCCCGAAGAACTTACCTAATCTTGTTATTGGAACTAACTTTTCTGCCATTATATTATATGATTACCTATATGTTGATAAATACTCAGTTTATAACTATATTTAAGCCAAATATTTTTCTTATAGATGGATGTAAGTCTAGAATCGAAAGCATTATCACTATTGGAGTCTTATGAAGGTGGAAATAACTATTTACTTGAACTTAAACGAAAGTCTCAAATAAATAAAAAATTCTACCCTACAAGAAGCCAATCCGAGTATATAATCAATAACCATAAAAACCAACCTAAGGTTGCAAAGAAGTGGGTAATTTTAGACGCATATTTTGCGAAAAAGTTAGCGGATGACAAACTCTATACCTTAATACCTGATAAGGTGTGGGTTGAAAAGTTATTATGTGACACTGAAAAGGCTTTTCACATTTGGGGTAGAGTTTTTGAAAGTGAAGAATATCACGATTTTTGGTTACCAAAAGCCGCAATTATAAAAGACAATTCAGTCAAAGATGTTGTAATTGATTACGAAAAATATTCTCACAGACCTCCACTACAACATCAAAAAGAGGCAGTACAAAAACTTGTTGAAAACAAAAAATTCATATTAGGGGACGATATGGGTTTGGGGAAAACTACTTCAACTATTATTGCAGCATTAGAGACAGGAGCAAAGAAGATTCTTATCATTTGTCCTGCAACTCTTAAGATTAACTGGAAACGAGAAATTGAAAATTATTCAGACAGGTCGATATTCATATCTGAAGGAAAAACATTTAGTACCGAACACGATTTTGTCATCATAAACTACGACATTATTAAAAACTTTCATGACACTAAGAAAAAAGATGAATCGCAAGTTATTGCTGCCAATTTTGATTTGGTGGTCGTTGACGAAGCTCACTATATCAAAAATCCTACAGCCCAAAGAACAAAACTAATAAACGACATTGCCAAAAATGTTGATAGATTATGGTTGTTAACAGGTACTCCGATGACATCTCGTCCAATTGATTATTATAATCTATTAAACCTTGTTGAATCACCTGCCGCTAGAAATTGGATGGCTTACGCCATCAGATATTGTAGTGGATATCAGTTCAATGCTGGAGGTAGAAAAATATGGAATGTAACCGGATCCAGTAACCTTGAGGAGTTGAGAGATAGAACATCAGGAACAATATTAAGAAGACTCAAAGAAAATGTTTTGGATTTACCTGAAAAAATAATTACCCCTGTTTATCTTCGATTGAAATCCAAAGCATATGAAGAAGTTATGGGGGAGTATTATGATTGGTATGATAAAAATCCAGAAGAGTCAAAGTCATTGACAGTTCAATTCACAAAATTGACGAAAGTTAGACAAATCATTGCGGATGAAAAAATACTTCAAACAATCGAACTTGCGGAAAATATTATCGAACAGGGTAAGAAAGTAATTATTTTTTGTAATTTTACAGATTCGTTAAATAAGATTGTGGAACATTTTGGTAAAACATCGGTTAAACTTGACGGATCAATGACCCAACACCAAAGACAATATAGTGTCGACCAATTCCAAGAAAATGATAAAATAAAAGTTTTCGTCGGTAACATAAAAGCATCTGGAACTGGAATCACTTTAACCGCTGGTGAGGCCGCAATATTTAATGACCTATCATTCCTCCCTTCAGATCACGCACAGGCGGAAGATAGGAGTTATCGATACGGTCAGAAAAATAACGTTTTGGTTTATTACCCTATTTTTGACAACACTATTGAGGCAATAATTTATGATATTGTAAACGCAAAGAAAAAAGTTATTGCTACTGTAATGGGTGATGACAAAAATTCTGGAGATATTGCCGAAGAAATATTAAATAAAATAAATAATTTAAGAAAATAAAATAATTTTGTGAATATTCACACTTTTACCACATTTGTGGATATTTATTATTATGGGAAGAAAATTGAAAACAGAAGAAGAAAAAAAAACTAAAGTATCGGTTGCTCTTGAACCAGAATTATTATCATATTATAGAAACCTTCATATTAATTTATCGTCACTTGTTAATAAATTACTCAAAGATTATAGAGAAGATGGGAAGAAAAATTTGTAGTAAATGTAAAATTGAAAAAGATATTTGTAATTTCAGTCGTAAAAAATCAAACCAATCAGAACTTCGTTCAGAATGTAAAGAATGTAATAGAATAATCAGTAAAAAATATAGAGAGGAAAATAAAGTAAAAGAAATAAATAGAAGTAAAAAATACAGAGAAGAAAATAAAGAAAAACTCAAAAAAACCTATATCGATAATATAGATTATTTCTTATCTTATAGACAAAAAAATAAAGAGTACTTCGAAAATTATAATAAAATCTACTACGATAATAATCGAAGTAAAATTATCGAATATAAGAAAGAGTATCAGAAGAAAAAAAGAGATTCAAATCCAACATATAACTTTATTTGCAACATTAGAGGTCGGGTTTATCATTATTTGAAATTAAAAAACATTACAAAAAAAAATAAAACTTTCGACATTGTTGGGTGTTCCCCTACTTTCCTCAAAGAGTACATTGAAAAAAAATTCACCAAGGATATGTCTTGGGATTTGGTGGGAAAAGAAATACATATTGACCACATAATACCATTATCTTCAGCAAAAACAGAGGAAGAAATTTATAAATTATGTCATTATACAAATCTTCAACCCCTGTGGGCTGAAGATAATCGGAAAAAATCTAACAAGTTGGATTATTTATAGTAAATTAAAGCCAACAATGACAAAAATACAACAGAAGATTGAACAACTTGAATTACAAATTGTAGAACAAAAAGTGACGAGAGAAAAAGAGTTTTTAATCACAGAAATGAAAAAAATTGGAATAGAAAAACTACCTTATTCCTACACTGCTCTCAAACAATTTATTGACCCCGAAACAATGGAGATACATTATTCGAGGCACTACAAAACTTATGTTGATAAATTAAATGATGCTCTCTCCAAAAAAAAGTACGGAGATTTGGAGTTAGAACAAATAATCAAAACAATAAGTCGGTTTGACAAAACAATCAGAAACAACGCGGGTGGAGCATTTAACCATGCTTTGTTTTGGAATTTTTTAACTCCCGAACCAAAAAGACTCAAAGGAGATTTACAGAAAAAAATTATTAAAGAGTTCGGTAGTTTTATTTTATTCAAGAAAAAATTCGAAGAGATTGCCAAAGAAAGATTTGGTTCAGGATGGGTTTGGTTAGTTTTGACAGGGAGAAATAGTTTGAAAATTATGTCTACACCAAACCAAGATAATCCTTTGATGAATATTATTGAAGGTGGAGGATTTCCGTTATTAGGTTTGGATTTATGGGAACACGCATACTATCTCAAGTATAAAAACAAAAGGGATGAATATATTTCTAACTTTTGGAAAGTGGTGAATTGGGAATTTGTTTCCAAACTTTATGATATGAAAACAGAAACAAAACTTTTGGAATCTGTTGAAATGAAAAAAATTATCAAAGAGTTCAAAGAACCAAAATTTTGTGATTCAAATGAAATTACTTTTTATAAGGAATTAATCAACAATCCAAAGATAAAAAAATTATATCAAGATGGTGTCACTGATGTTTTGAAAAAAGTATTTCATGAATATTGGGTGGAGAGTAATGAGAAAGAAATGTCAGGATTTTATGGTATTGAATCCGACAGTGCTAGATCTGTTTTGAATAACTTGAATACCAACTTCAATACTTTTTGTTTATTAACAAAAGCAATCAATAGACAAATAGAGTCAATTAACAAACCGAACAAAAAATTCGATTTTTCCATCAAAGAGAAACGAACAATTAGTGAGGTCAATAGACTTATAGCGGCATTAGATTATTTCAAAAAAGAAATTTTTACAAAAAACAACGAAGATTTTGTTAACATCATTAGTGTTTTGTTAAAACTTTGGGATAGAGGACAAAAATCTGAAGACAAAGTTCTTTCTAAAATAGAACAATATTTCGGTAAAGATTCTTCAGTTGAAAAGATAGGTGGACATGGCCAAAAGAGTGACGCATTCAAAGGTATTGATTTGATTGTTAATGTTGGTGGTAAAAAACACACCGCTCAAGTGAAACCTTTTTCTTCTATAAAAAAAGAAGGAGACAAAATCACAGTTTTGAATACAGGCAACGTTAAACCATATAACGTAGATTGGATGATATTTATAAACACTAAGTCTAATAAAATTCTAATTATCGAGAATAATCCAATTCAGAGTCGTGGACAATATGTTTTCGACGCTTCTTCTCTTATTCACGAAATAGATTAACAAAGATATTTATATTATATGTCAGCAATACCAGAACCAGAACGAAGTAGGATATACACTAGAATTAAACACCAATTAGGTGCTCCACTCAGAAGTGTAGAACTTGAAGACGAAATGTTGGATTCACTAATGGAATTAGCAATAGGGGATTATGAAGAATATATCCTTCAATGGTTAATTGATTCTCAGTGGGTTAATCTTGTAAACTTAAACATGAACGAGAGGTCCGTAGCTAGAGCATTAGTCACGAGGACAATGGATTTCGAACAACAATTCAGTTACTCATACTCCAAAATTGTGGGTCTCCAAACCGTAGGTCCGTGGGTTCTAAAGAAAGATTATTTCATTTTAAGCGCAAACACACAAACTTATGAAATACCTGCAGGACGAGAGGTTAATGAACTATTATGGTTTTCTAATCAAGCCTGGAACGCATTTGGTTTGGGGGGAGTCGGTGGATTTGGTATGGGTGGTGTTGGATTAGGTGCCAGTGAAGCGGGTTATGCTCAAATGGGCTATCAAGGATCTTATTTTATGATGTCAGGGTTTGATTACCTAATTAGAATGCAAGAGGCTAACATTCTTAACAGAATTCTTGGAGGTTCATTGACTTATAGAATTACAGGTCTTCCTGATGGTAAAAAACTTATTCACTTATACAATACCCCTGGTGGAAGATTCAATTGGAACAATTATAGTTTATATCAAGGGAAGGCAGTTTGGTATTGGTATTATGATGTTGAACCAGATAGTAGAGCTGATTGTTTAAAAAACAATCCTGATATTATCAAACTTCCTACTGACGTACCAATCGAAGAACTTACTTGGACAGACATAAATGTACCAGGTCAACAATGGGTTAGACGATGGTTTACCGCGTATTGTAAAGAAACATTAGCGAGAGTGAGAGGAAAATACTCAGGTAACCTTAAGACTCCTGATAGTGAAATTACAATGGACTATCAGAGTTTGTTAACTGAAGCTAAAGATGAAAAAACTAAATTGATTGAAGAATTAATTGGAGCTGAAGGATGGTTAACAAGATTAAGACCTGAAAAAGTAATGGAAAGAGAAGCATTAATCGCAGAAAACCTAAATAAACAAATGAAATTTAGAGCAATGCCTCGACAAATTTACGTAATATAATATGGCAATTATTAAATCTATATCATCCAAAAGAATAATTAGAGGTGAAGTTATCAACGCTTCCGAAATTTCTGTAGTTTCAGAAACCACTTACAGAACTAACGGAGAAAGTTGTGTTATTGTAAGAGGTGTTGCTCAATCAGTAATCATATTAGATTCAACTAACACAGACCACGTGGTTGTTAAAGCAATGACTAACCTCACCATACTTCCTGATGTCGGGCTAATCGACGAAGAATATGATGAGGTTGTTGTTGATAAATTTGCCTGTATTGAATTCAGATTTGTTGGTGGTAACTGGTATGTGTTGAGCTCAGATGGACTTAAACAATCATAAAAAAAAGTGGATATAATCCACTTTTTTTATGTCACTCTATTTCCCTTTTTCATATTATCCTTTCCCCACAATGGTTGTAGATTAGTATAATTAGATAGTCTGATAATATCTTCTTCATTTTTTGCGGAAGATAATGGAATTATATGGTCAATATGCCATCCGTAAAATCCCTTGTTATCCCAGGTCATACCTTCACTAAATTTATCTTCTAAGTATTTTTTCAAAAATGTTGTATCACACCCTAAATAATCTATCGAGCGATTTTTTTTAATAAGATTATTATCTCTAAAAATATCTTTTAACCTATTTCGATAATTTGTAATTAATTTAAATAATATATCTTTGTTATATCTTTCTTTATTTTTCTTTGACTGATAATTCCTAATTTTATCTTTGTTTTTATCTCTCCATTTTTTATTATATTCGTATAATCTTCCCGGATTTTTTTTAAGAAATTTTTTTTTAATGTCGTCAGATTTTTCCTGATTATTTTTTCTCCAATTCACACTGTTCTTATTTTGACATTTTTTACAGTTAGACCTTAATCCATCATGAGAATCCCCATTTCTATAAAATTCACAAACATTTTTTTCCTCGTTACACTTACTACAAATTTTTGTTTCCATTTTTTCTATAATCTTTAAGTAATTGACTAACTAATGAAGATAAATTAATATGAAGCCCTCGATAATAAGTTAATAGTTCAGGGTCTAACGCCACTGATACTTTAGTTTTTTTTTCTTCTTCCGTTTTTAATTTTCGTCCCATATTAATAAATATCTACAAATATATCAAAAGTGTGGTAATTCACAATTTTATTTACATAAATTTTTCCCACCCTTCTTCAGCTAAGTCATACATATAATCAGGACTTAGACCTCTTTTTTCCCAATACTTGAGTTCCAACTCAGTAATATCCAATACGTCTTCTTTTAACCTGTCTTGGTCTCCATCACTTAATGGATGACCATTAATAAGTTCACACTGAGATGTTGTGAAGATACCTCTTTCTGATGGGTTATTAACAATTAATCCATTTCTTACCTCATCCTTGAAAACAACCATTAAAGGTTCAATTCTTTTGTTAAATGTCGCAATTGCTCTTGGAACATTATAGTCCCCTGTTAAATCAGGGTTATTGTCTAAAATATCTTTATCCAACATATAACAATTAATCATAACTCCATCCGTAATGGGTTTTGTTTTGACCCCATTAAACTCATTAAGGGCATTAATATCTTTAATTTGTTTTGGAGTCATCTTCTGAACATCACCTTGTGATGATTTAGTCCCATTATTAACATACATAATAACATCACCTAAACTCACATTCAAATTATTTTGTATTGCCAATTCCAAATATGCCATCCGGCTCATACTATTACCCGATTTAGTTTTGGTGTTTAATCTTTTTTTATATTCTTCAATAGTCAATTTAACCTTGGCTCTTTGGGCTATCTTACTTAACGGAATCTTTTTATCATAAATGGTTTGAAGATACTCATAATAGTATTCAACGAATGCTTTCCCATCCCCTTGTAATAACATCTTAATCCCCTTATCTAAGAATGTCTCAATATAAATCGGAAGTTTTTTTGACTTGATACTGTTACCTGTAAGTTTGATTTTACCCTTCGCATCCATAACCGCATAGTTCTTACGAGCCAAGTTGATACATGATGGCCAAACACCATCGGTATCCAAAGCCATTTCACCTCTCATGAATATATCGTTATACTCCGCAACATCCGCCTCAGGCCCGAAATATTCTTTACCCAACTTAACCTTCCAATTCAAACCACGTCCAACGTATTTACGATTCTTAGCATCCTCAGGTGTAGAAAAGTTCACACCGTCAGTATCCATTACCAACGGAACATATCCTTTCGACATAAAAAACTTAATCATCTGACGAAGATATTGTCTTCCAGTGCAGGTAATCTGCTCGCCCATGTACATGTCACCCCAAGCATAAACCTGAGGGGCGGATAACGCACCGAACATCGAGTTGATAAAAATTTTAATCGGTAATTGTTTGTTACCATAGGACTCTGACTTTTTACGATCGGTCTCATAATATTGCTCCGCCAAGTTCTTGTACTTGATACGAGTATCTCGGAACCACTTTAACATACCTTTCATCGCGCCTGTTACGTCACAGTCAGGAAATACGTCGTGCACCAACTGAATGGAGGGGTATAGAGACGAGAAGTCAAGCTTCAGTACGTCCTTACTATATCCCACCTTAAGTAGTCGTGAGAGACCTCCTACGAAGTCAGTCTTGGATTCCTTGGCAGGAATTGCTATGTTGTGTTTATATGACCACGCCATCATTAGCATCTTCCACAAAGTTGCCGTACCCATAGTGGATACTCTCTCATAGGTAGTCGGAATCATCGCCGCAAGTAAGAATGAACCTTGATTGAATTCTTGGTCAACTTTCAAGGTTTCGTCCAAGTCATCGTCAAGATATCTTTCAACCAAGTTGTCTCCCGTTACTTTAAGATAAACATCACTTCTACTCTCACAAATCTCATCTATCTTAGGGTCTTGTCCAACCTTACGGTAGTTTCCATTCTGTGTATTCAACCAAAACTCTTCTTTCTTGGTATAGAATGGAGCAATGTCCAAGTGGTCAATATAAACTCGGTCAGGGGCTTCAGCATTGATATACTGTGTAATATATTTCAAACCCGCAGACTTAATACTTGAATTGATTGCTTGTGCTCTACGAACCGCATGAATAATATCAATAACATTATATCCCCAAATTGAAGTTTGAGTATATAACTCAACTTCGTTGGCAAGTTTTAACATACCTTCTTTTCTTGTGAATGAATGGTCGGGGTGTAGGGAACGACAAATCTTCTTGGGGTCAATACCCAAGATTTTACATCGTTCAAATATCCAATGCCAGTCGAAGTTTGCTGAATTGTATCCACCAATAATGCTTGGTTTCAACTCATTAATGATACTAAAAAACTCTATGATGGCACCTCGTTCTTGAGATTCGTCAATACATTCAATTACTTTATGGTATCCTTTGTTTGTTTTAATTCCAATCATGAATATACGACCGTCTTTGGGTTCCAATGCGGTCGTTTCCAAGTCAAATACCAATCGGGTTACTTGATTATAATCCTCAAATCCTTTGAACAATCTTTTTTCTTTTGAAACAAGATATTGTTCAACAGGAGACAAAATAATTATTTTATCTTTTGTTCTCTCACCCCACGGATCACATCCACCTTCTCTAAAAAATTGCACAAGTTCACGGTAACCTTTAAGAGATTTGACCATAAAGGTCATACCCTTTTCTAATCTTTTATTACCGTATGTTTCAAGTTTATCAATCATGATACCATGTTTGGTCATGGCTTCCTTCTGTGCGGCTTTTGAACCTCCATAGAAGTTAATATCCCGTAAGTCGCCAACCCAAGCGAATGGCGTAAAATTGTCTTTACGAATTTCTTTACCTTTGCCTGGAATTTCCTTGATCTTGAAGATAGTGTTGGAAGCGTAGTCGAACTCGATGGCGACTATAAATTCTTCGGGATCGTTTCCATGTAGGAACGATTCAATTTCTTTTTCTGTAAACATTTTTCATATACGAGTGGTTTATTGGCTTTCACACTAACGTGAAGTTTACCTTACTCATCGTCTATAAATATAAAAGAAATTTGTGTCTTGTCAAATTAACAACAAGCAGTTTCGGAAATGAAACTGTCTTGGATGTTGATGTATAGTTCCTCTCGGATTGGAAGAATCAGGTTTCCTTCGTCATTCTTAATCAAGAATTGACCCTGATATCTACCAGGAGTATTTGTATCTCTTGAACTGAACTTGAAATAAATGTAGTACTCAGGTGCGGCACCTAAAGGTAGAATTAAATTAACGATTTCGCAAGGTGCTGAAACAATCTTCGGAATTCCCGTTTCCACATCAATCATGGTAAAAAATATTGTCGAGACCTCAAGGTCTTCCATGAGTTGTTGGTAACCTGATCGTCCATCTTTTACAACTTGGAGTTTCAAAATTGGTAAGGTAGCCCCTTTTTTAATATACCATTCCATTCTTTTTCTTTATTAATAAATATATAGCACATTTGTTTTGATAAAGTGAAACTTTTACTATCTTTCGGATATTTATAAAATATGGCAAGACCTACAAAATTAGAAGAAGACCGAAAAGTAAAATTTGGTATCAGTTTAGACCCCGAAATTTTTAACCGAATGGTTAAAGACAAAATAAAAAAATCTACCTTAATCGAAAAATTACTGAAAGAATATTATGGAAAAAAAGATTTGTAGTAAGTGTAAAATTGAGAAGGAGGTTTGTGAATTTTATAAAAAAAATAAAAACTCAAACTTATATAGGGGACAATGTAAAAAATGTACGGACATAACTTCATCTGTATATAAGAAAAACAATGCCGAAATTATATCTGAAAAATCTAAAAAATTCAGGAAGGAAAACCCTGAAATTAACAAAGAGAAATGTAGAATTTATAGGGAAAAAAATCCTAAATCATTCAAAAAGTGGTTAGAAAAAAATAAAGAACATAGAAGAATCTATATAAATAATTATAACCAAAATCCTAAAAATAAAATTAAAAATTCTTTGAGGTCAAGAATAAATGAACTGATGAACAAAAAATATGACAACCCAAGAACCATTAATTTGGTCGGTTGTGATTATGATTTTTTGATAAAATATATTGAGAGCAAGTTCACTGAAAACATGTCTTGGGATAATTACGGATATTATGGTTGGCATTTAGACCACATTATACCTTTATCATCGGCAAACACTAAAAAGGAAATTTATGATTTATATCATTACACCAATCTTCAACCATTATGGGGGACAGAGAATATGAAAAAAGGGTGTAAAATTGTTTAAGATTCCTTCCTTAAATCACGGGAATAGTGGTCAAAACGGTCATGTTCGGTTGGAGTTAACAATAACAATCCAGGATTCAATTCTCCTTTTTTCAACAGCTGATACATATGACTCATCCAGGTTTGTTCGAAAACATGGGCCCAAGTAGTATCTAAAAACATTTTTTGATTACCTGGTCTACTGACAATCTGAGGCCAGTTTGAGTAATAAATTTCACCTTTAGCATAAGGAACCCCCTTATGTGATAAGACAGCATTAAATTGTGTTTTAGGCGCATTTGGGTCTAAACCAATTTCAGGTAATCTTGGTTTATCTGGCCAAAATTCTGTCCTAACATGTTGTGGAACGTTATACCATGACCACTGAGTACCATTATCACCATAAAACTCAGAATAGTTGAGTTTCAAGAAGTCGAAGTTTTCTTTTTTGATAATTTCTAATGACTTACTATATAAGTTTGGAACATATCGGTTGAATCCATTTCTACAAACTTTACCTTCGTTTGGATAAAAAAACATGTCATCTTCGAAGAACAAATAATAATCCAAATTTGTTTCATTTTGGAAGTGTTCGGCAATCCATTGCCTTCCCCCGCATATTCCTAAGTTATCTTTCTTAATATGTTCGAATCCGAATTCTTCACAAATTAGTGAATATTCCTCAGTAGTTGATAAATCACTCGAGTTGTCTAACAAAAATTTAGTTGTCTTGTTAAGATAATCTTTGTCGTATGCCAACATGGAGTCAATCAAAGTTCTAAATTGTTTCGGACTATTGAACGTGATTACGTAGAGACCTACTTTGTTGGTGTCCAAGTTATTTACAACTTGTACAGAACTTTCGTTTTTAACCTTGAGGTCATCATTTTTCAAGTCCTCAAAAAATTTACCAAATAATCCATTCCCTTCGATTTCAAAATAATTGAATAGGTCTGAATGTTTATAGCACATGATGCTGAATATTGATTCTTCAGTACCCATGTATCCTTCTTCTAAAGTGCTTTTTAACAATCCATAATAAATTCCATTAACATCACCAATTGTGTGTTTAGGACCTCCAAAAAAACCACCTCTTGCAACTTTGGTTACTTTATTACCGGCGATGGAATTTAACTTGTTATATTCAAATCCATGAATTTCTCTTTCAGCATCATAAGGAAAACTAACAAATGAAAATTTGGAAATATATTTAGATAAGTTGTTCAAAACTTTATCGTGAGTAAAATAACCTGGATGTACTGTATTAGTTAATCCACCATCAATCCAAAACATATATTCCGAATTGAATTGGTCCATGATTTTGGCATCGTGTAATAAAAACATTTTTGACATGACCAAAGGATTGTAGTTTTCCAAACGACTTTGCGTAGATTCCTTTAACCACCCCGCCAAATTATGCCATTCGGGATTTGTTCTAATTTTTTGAATTAACGGAAAAAATTCAGAGTTGGTAAACCAACTAAGTGGTCGGGTAACGAATTGAGTATTTTCAGTGTTTCTTCTTTTAAAAACAAATTCTTTTAGTTCTTCATCTCCAAAGATGATTAAGTTTTCCTCTACTTCTAATAGTTTTTCAAACTTGTCTAAATAATGTTGATAAGGCCTTGACCATCCTTCTGTTAATTCTCCACGACCGATATCCCAAATACCTGTTACTAATGTTATATTACTCATAAATTCTATTTAATTCTTCTAATATTTTATAAAAACTTTTATTTTGTTCAAACATTTCATCTGATACACCTTGTGGAGAATTACCTTTGAACCACCATATATCAAAATCTTTTCTTTCGAATAATTCTCTATGGTTTACGTTCATTAAACTCATAATAATTTCTTCATGTAAAATTGATTTATCCTCACTTATAATCTTTTGAAGATAATCTTCAAATATATTTACAACTTCATCCCACCTGTCTCTATGACCTCCGAACAGTCCTCCGATAATATGAATATTTCTATCATATTCTTTATACCATTTAGGGTCAACAGTTCCAGACCAATAATTCCTATCATTTTCTTTACCAATAAGGAAAAATTTATCTCCTGTATCTTCAATTAGATTATGTAAAAAATCATTATTAAATAAATTACTTTCATAATAACATCTCATTGCACCAACCGCAGTTAAGTATTTATCAGGAATTAAACCACAATGAGATAATCCTGCATCAATCCAATAATAATAATCATAACTCTTATCTTCTTTCCACCACCAATGAAATTTACTGTATTGTATTTCAACACATCTATCAGATTTTTTTGAATCATCAATATTTTTATATTGATTAATTAATTCTTTAAACTTGGTATTTGAGATATCAAATACTTCAAATACTAATTTATCTGAAGATATGTTATGTTGGGTATAAAAAAAATCTTTTAAATCTTCAATTTCTCTATCTGAAGTATAACATAAAAAATCCGCGTCACTCATTTTTAATAATGATAATAAACTAAATTTGTAATGACCTCCCCTACTTGGTCTTCCTCCAAATTCGGTTCCATGTAAATCACTGTAAATCGATGTTATAAATTTAATTTTCATATATTTTCTATAAATCTTTGTGAATAATTTATATTCCCCCAATCCGAAAAATGTGGTAAATGAAATGGGGCAAAATTATTTGTTGGTTTAATTTTATGTGGAATTTCTGAATAGTAAATTCTACCCATCATATCTCCGTCCTCAGCACCCCACCCAACATACTTTTCATCAAACCCACCCAAAGATGTTAATAGATTAGTATCGGAAATATAAACTCCGCCTAATCCACCAGTATGATGTCTTAATGGTCCATTTTCTTTAGGTCCTGAATAAGCATAAGACCAATCGGAATTTTCGATAATAAATTTATCATCAACAATATAATCGGATACATTACTATCTAATTTTGCTAAATCAAATGTACAAACATCTCCTTTATCTAAAGATTTAATTAATTCTAAAAGTTTTTCATAATCTTGTTCGTGGAAGAAAGCGTCGCAATCAATTACCATAAAAAAATCATAATCTTGTTTATCTTTTAGAATTATGTTAGTCTTTTCTGATTTTTTATATACTCCTAAAGGATATGAGATGTGAATTGAGTCGGAAATTATTTTTTTGGGAGAAAAGTCATATAAAGATGCTTCAGCGGTAATACCGTTGTTATTAAGATAACTTGATAATTTTTTTAATTCTCTCCAAGAAAAATTAACATTTCTTATTCTTGTTGAATCAGGTTGCCCGTCATCCCAAAATTTCATATTTAAGGAAATACTATTCATTTACTAATAATTTAATTCTTTCCCAAACATTATATGTTGGGTTTATAAAAAAATCTTGTTTTAACATTTTAATGTTTTCAACATATTGGGAATATAAGTCTGATTCATTACTAACAATTGATTTAATTTTATCAATCATTTCTTCCATACTCATGTTGTTAAGTGAGATATAACATCCATCAGGTATTAATTCTGATATGTTTGAACATCCTAAATAAATTGGTACGGTTTCAGTTAAAATAACATCCCAAAATTTTTCGCTAATATAATTTTTTTGAATTGTGTTTTCGCAGGCAATTGAAAATTTGTATTCATCAAGTCCAACATGTTTATTCCACACTTCTCCTTTAATATTTTTACCATTATTTTCCCAATAAGTTCCGTAGATGTCAATTCTTTCATCTGTGGATAAATTAATTCCTAAGTTTGTTCTTTCTTCGTAATTTATTTTATTAGTATTTGGGTTCTGTAAATGATTGTAGTGACTGTAAGTGTCTTTTCTAACTATGATAGAAATTGGTTTATTCTTTGAATAGGTTTTATTTTTTAAATTTAAAGACCAATCCCATTCTTCTCTACTGTCATTTTCTCCTCGTCCAGCATAAAACATAGGTAATAATGTTTCAATATATTCTTCTCTATCAGGATATTCTAATTTATCGGATATTAATATTTTTGAACAATAATCATGTATCCCATCTTTTGGTTGATTTGGGGACCATAAAGGTTCTTGTGAGATATAAAAAGTTCTTTCTTTTGGTGTCTCAATTTTATCCCAATCGGTTCTACCAAAAACTATTGTATAGTCTGGATTTTCTGTAACAAATGAATATTGATTTAAATCATCATTTGTTACAAATTGTTTTATCATTCTTGCATTTATTGAAGGTGTATTTGTCCACCAACATTCTAATTTTATTTTAATCATAATTTACTTTATTTTAATTATATAATGTCTAAAGATAAACTATTATATCTAACAAATTTATCAGGACAGTATTTAAAAATATGTTCGTCTTTTAATTGTTTAATATCTAATGCGTAATGCCCGTCAGCGTTTCTATAACTGATGTTATGTATATATGTTTTTTTTAACATACGGTATCTAATAATAAAGGACCCAATGTCAAAAAGACCTAAATTTAATCTATGTTCACCATCACCATACAATCTAATTTTTTCCGTTAAACCTGCTTTTTGTGAAAATAAAACTAAATCAACATCAGAATCCTTTTCTTCATTATAAGTTGAGATTAAATCCCAAGTAACAACATTATCGTCGTCTAAAAAATAACACCAATCATTATCATCTACTAGTATATTAGTAATAAAATAATTCCTTTGTTCATGACCCCAAATATGTAAAGTATCTATCTTATAAAATTTAACTCTATCATCTTCTTTTAAAAAACTAAAATCATCTTCTCCAATGGTATTGCTGCCCTCAATTAAATGCCAATTAAAATCATCGACTTGATGTTTAATTGTTGAGTATATTGCCTTTAAATTATTATATCGATAAAGAGGAGTGATAAAATGTATCATATTATGTAATTTTTGAAAATTAAAGACATTTCATTGTCCGAATCATTCTTCATTTTTTTTAAAGTTAAATTTAAATCAGTTAAATATTTTTGTCTAAAAAAATCGTAATTCTCTAAAATGTTATTTATGGTTTCAACCATCTTATCATACGGAGACCATATGATATGTTCATGATATGGAATATGTTCTTTATATGGAGATTCTTCACTAATAACTAATATTCCTGTCATTAATGCCGGTAAAACTCTTAATTCTTCTAAAGTACAATATTTGTCTGTTTGGTGTATATTAACTAATACTTTATACTCATCCATGACACTTTTAATAATATCCTTAGAATACATAACACTACCTCCACACACATTATGAAAATAGTCCATATCAACTTTTTGATGGATGTTACGTCTTCTTGAACTTGAACTATGGATTGTTAAACAATTTTTAACCCTATTACCAATGTTATCTATATTGGTAATATCATATATTAACGGGGGATAATATCGAAAAACATCAAAATTTTTTTTAAAGTGTTCTGATGTTTTTATATTGTTAATATTTGCGTTTGAGTATTCAAAAACCGATTGTAATTTAATTAATTCTTCAAATCTATATACCTCACAAGAATAAATACCATTCCCATTATTAGTAATTGTGTGTTCATATTGAAAATCTAAATTAATATCTTTTAATATATTATCACATCCAAAATTAATTGAATATGGAATATTATTTTTAGTTAAAAATAAAATTATAGTATTAAGAATATATTGATAATATTCGTTTAAATTTGAATTATCATATTTAGTTTCATAAAATAATTCACTGTTATTAACTATTTTACTTTTAATCATAAATTTTCTTTATTATCCATAAAAAATTTTTCGTAAGGATATAATTGAACATCCTCCAATAATTGATCACATTCTATTTCTTCAGGAAAATAATATATATCCCCATTACATTTATACTTTTGGTTGAAAATATAATCCCTGTTAAAGAAAGAATATTTACCTATACCACTTTTTATATGTTCATGTCTTATATCTGAAATAATATTTTCAATCCCTCCGGAGTTTAATCTAAAAACTTTTTTTCCTTTTTGTTTATTTAACCGATACATAATATCCCCATCTTCTTCTCCAAACCCAATTAATCGTTCATCAAAATATCCTAACTCATCAATAAATTTTTTATTAGCAACAAAAAATGAGAATGTATTGTTAATAGTACTTAATCCAAAATATTCGGGGTTTTTAATGTGGTTAGAGACAATTTCAAACATCTCATCAGAAGTAACATTGATGTCATCATTTAATATCAATAAATCTTCTTTAGTTGAGTGTATTAATAATGTGTTCCACATTTTAGATAGTCCTCTAGTCTCAACAAAAAATATTGGAAATACATTTTTATAGTTAAGGCATAATGACAACATTTTTTGTCTGTATTCTTCAGAAAAGTTTGAATCCTTTTCTCCGTTAATACATATTAAAATATTGTTATCAACACCTAAAGTTCTAATACTTTTCACTAATGATTCCACAAAATCATATCGTAATGAAAAAGTTGTAATGCCAATATCAAAATTATTCATATTATAAATTATTTTTAATTTTTTGATTTATTTGAATTTTAAACTCTTTATACCAATTAAAAACATTAGTATGTAATTTTACATAATCTTCTTCGTTCATTTTATAATAATTAGTAATTTCATCCCAAGAATTAACTACAGGTAATGGAGAATTTCCCCAAACTTTAGTAAAATATTCTAAGTTATTATAATTTTTTAAAATTGGTATTGACCCTGATTCTAAACTCTCCATCAATCTAAATGAGTCAGGATGAACCCATCCCATAGGACATGGAACAAATTTTGTTTTATTGTAAATTGAAATACATTCATCTTGTGTTAAAGATGTTGAACAATTCCAAGAATTTGTTTTATGTATAAAAGTATTTTCCATATTTTCCATTACAGATAGTAACTCTTGTCTATCTGATTTTGGTTGTCCAATAAAGGCAAATTCATATTCTTTTGTCTCTAAATAATTTTCATTTTTGTTAACAAACCCTGTTTTTACTCCTAAAGGAATAAATGTAACATTTTCATGATTAATATTTGAGTCATAATAATTTCTAAATACATGTTTAGCTTTTGAGTAATAATCACAGTTATGACTTAAGTTCTCATTAGAGAAATGTAATAAATAAAAAGTATAACCGAGTTCGACAAATTTATTTAAATAGTTATTAAAATCATCAGATATGTTATTTGAATTATTGGAATAAATTATTACAGAATTATCTAATACTGTTGATAGTTGACCATCGTCAAATATTTTGTTGTGTTCAATATTTTTAAATAAAACTTCTGTGGTATATTCAAATTCAAAAGTCGTTTGGTCTCCATTAAATGTTTGCCAAATTAAGTTAAGAGGTTTTGTTTGCTTTCTATGAATTAAAAGTTTATTGTTATTATGTAATTCAAAAGGAATGTTTTTTTCTTTAAACCATTCTATAGTATTTACACAATCATATGCGTGTAAATCCTCAATAATGTATAAACCATTTTCTTTTAACTGAGGATATAATGCCTCAAAACTTTTAATATGGTGAAAATGAGTATGAAGTCCATCATCAATGACGATATCATAATCACCTCCATATTCGACAACACATTTGTTTAAATCCTCAGTTACACTTTGATCGCCAATGAATATTCGAACATTTCCTTTTTCATAATTTTTACAATCTTGGTTTATATCAAAACCAATAAAATCTATGTTTGAAAAAAACTCAGTCCACATTTGTATTGAAGCTCCAGGAAATCTTGGGTCGGCAATACCTATTTCTAACATTTTAATTTTTTCGTCTTTTAATGGATAAAATAATTTTTGATATGTTTCGGTATAAGAGTGATATTCAAAATGTTGAGTACCTTTATCAGTACCAAGTCTATTTGCTATTTCTGTTAGTGTCATAGATTAATGAGTTACTTCTTTTTTATTATTGATGTAACACTTTGATTATACTCTGGAGTTTTAGACCATATTCTAATATCGGAGACATTATTTTTTATGTATTCCTTTTCATCATCTAAGATATGATTGGACGCAATGTTGTTAGTAAATTTAAATGATTGTAACATATCTAAAGTAGTTATTAAATCATCAGGAAAAATAGTTCCAAAATTTTCTAATCTTGATGTATGTAAGTCTTCTAAAATATAAATTCCACCTTTCTTTAATCTTTTAAATAATATTCCAAACGATACTTGTTGTTGTTTCATTGTGTGACCACCATCATCAATAATTATGTCAAACTCAACATCAACTTCTTTTAAAAAACCATCTAAAGAGTTTCTATCTTCTTGATTAACAATGTATGTTTTAACTCTTTCTTCATCATATTGAGTTTTATCTTCAATGTCAATTCCGTAAATGTTACCATCTTTAAATTTATCTGATAGGTATTTAAGACTTCCACCATAATATACTCCAATCTCTAATATATGTTTACTATTACTTAAATCATTAAAATATGGTTCGTAAACATCTATGAATCCATGTTCGTATTTATCCGTATTATATTTTTTCATATATTTTTTTTTTAACTTGTATGGTTATGAGATAGTTGTCCTGTTATCCTATCGCACCATCCTTTTGATACTGAGTGAGGCCAAACAACCCAATGTGTTGGTAGTACTGTTGTAGGAAACTCTCTCCATACTTTACAATACTTATCAGGGTCTCTCATAAATCCATCAATTTCATTTTTGTCTGCGTCTCTTCGGTAAAGAGTTTCATCATTCGGTCCGTGGAATGCCACAACCCAAAAGTCATAATCGGTTTCAGTAACTTGTGAATATCCAATATCTATACAATGTTTAAATATTGTTGAGAAGCTATTTTTCCATTCTTCTTCATCTTCAATAACAGGACTTGGTGCGTATTTTTTATCTAAACAATGTTGGTCAACCGCTCTTTTTTCAAATAACAGTCCAGCATATCTTTCATACTCTCTAAGAGTTCTCACCGTTCCAAATCCGTATGGACCATCATGACCTTCTTGAGTTTCACCATCCATACCGAATAGTTTTCTATTTGTTAAGTGAGAGTGTTTATTCTTATCTCCCCAAGCCTTATCATCATCCCATTGCTTAACGCGACCTTTACGAGTATATTCGTGATAAACAACAGGAATATGTGGGTGAAACAAATCATATCCATAGGTGTATGCTCTTGCTGCGATGGAGATTTCTTCTCCGTGGAAATAGTATTCAGGGTTGTGTTGTACTTCAGTAGAGAATTGTCCTAGAGTAAAACAGAAGTGAGCGGAATAGAATCTTGCAGTTACAGGTTTTGTCATTTCTCTCCAACCTGGAATTGTTTCAGGTAAGAAGAATACTGCTCCTTCAGGGATGAATCTATCGAATGCCATTCTCCAAGCGTCTTGTGCTCTGCCTGCTGGATCATTTTCAGGGTCAAATGATGGTACATAACCTGTTAATAAAGGTTTCTTATATCCATCCTTTTGTAATCCTTTAATCATCTTAATTAGGACATCATCCCAATCTTTAATAAACCTCATGTGAGAATCAATCTGTAAGGTATATTCTTCACCATCATAAAGTTGTTGAGTAAGATTTCTTGCGAAGCAAACACCTTTGGATTCTTGATAGGGGATATCTAATATTTTGAATCTTTTATCTTTTCGATAATCTTCTAATTTATCAAAACCATCTTCATCACTAAATTGTCTTGCGATTGAGAATACTAAATTTTTAGGGTACTTAGCATTTGCCAACATATCTTTAATTGTTGGTTCTAATTGTGGGTCTCTATAAGAGGCTATCTGAATAAAAATTTTCATTTGATTTATATTTTATTATAAAATAAAAAACCCTACACGAAGGTGAAGGGTTTTTTTATATATTTTATTTTATTTTTATAGACATCCGTTAGGGTCCGAAGATGTTATCTGCCCTAAACCACCCGTAACTTGATACCAAGCAGTTCCGTTAGAATAATATCCATCAGGCACTACATCTGTAAGAGGTCTTCCTGTCGCTTCGTATAAGTATTCACCTACGTTTGGTCCTACTCCACCTGCGATAGATCCATAAATTGTTTGAGGGGAAGAGCTAAACGCTAAACAAGCGTCGTTAGCCGTAGCACCTGTACCTAAACTATATGTGTACCAAGCGAAAGTTTGTGTTGGAGTTTGAGTAACTGTTGGTGTTGGAGTCGGTGTTTCAGTATTAGTTGGTGTTTGAGTTGGTGTAGGTAATGAACTACATGCAGTAAAACTACCTACCGTAGTCCCATCACTATCCAATTCAATTACTGACAATTGGTTACTATAAAAACCTGACATATCACTTACAACAACACCTGAAGGGTCATTGTAGAATTGTGTATTGTTATCAAATATAGGAAAGAAACCATATAATTCTGTTTGTACACCGGCTTCACATGCCTCATTCGAAGTTGCTCCCGATGTCACATTGTAGAAAACTTGTAAAGGTGAGGTTGGAGTTGGTGTTGGTGTTACTGATGGTGTATCTGTTGGTGTTGATGTTACTGATGGTGTATCTGTTGGTGTTTGACTTGGTGTATTTGTTGGAGTTTGAGTTGGTGTTTCAGTATTTGTTGGAGTTTGAGTTGGTGTTTCAGTATTTGTTGGAGTTTGAGTTGGTGTTTGAGTAGGAGTTCCTGTGTTAGTTGCGGTATTAGTTGGTGTTACAGTTGGAGATGGTGTTGGTGAATTGGATGGTGTCGGAGTATTTGTTGCCGCAGTTGATGGGAACGTTCCTTCATCAATTAAAGATATTGATGATTTAAACGATGAAGCTACGGTATAGGTACCATCAATTACCCAAATATTTTTAGTTTGATTTTGAGATAATTCAACTTGATAATCCCAAAGTGAATCGTCACATCTTCTATAACTGAAGTTTACTATTGTTGAACCCGTGTTCGTGAGTGTATATTTGCTACATGCCATATTAAATGTTATTTACTAAATAAATACTATGATTTTCTTTAATTTTATAAAATAAAATTAAAATTATTATTTTAAACAAAAGTGTCTTACGAATGGGGTTGACGAACTCGATGAAACTTCATTAATAATTGTCATTACCTTCTTCTAAGAAATAACTTGAACCTGAATTAACTAAGGTATATGTATTTGTAGGAGTCCGAGTTTGTGTTGTTATATGTAAAAGGTCTTATTTTTTTTTATTTATAAAAATATTAATAAAATTCTTCGGTACTGTTTGTAGTTGAAGGTGTTAACGCACTCCCACCAAAAGCAAGTGCTTCATTTTGTGTTCCTGTTCCTCCTAAACCACATCTTGCATTTATTAAACCACTACATGCGGACCATACACTCCCATTATATCCTTGGGTACATTTTACTGACGTGCCAAGGGCTTTTCCACCAAAAGCAAGTGCTGCATTTTGTGTTCCCGCACCTCCCATAGCATATACTCCAGTTGATAAAACTCCACATGTGGTCCATGATGTACCATTATATTTTTCAGTAGTTGATAAACTAGGTGATCCACCAAAAGCAAGTGCAGCATTTTGTGTTCCTGCTCCTCCTAAACAAGATCTTCCAGTTATTAAACCATTACATGAGGACCATGTATTTGTAGAACCATTATATGCTTCGGTACACCTCAGGTTACTAAGGGGAGTACCACCTAAACCACCAAAAGCAAGTGCGGCATCTTGTGTTCCTGCGCCTGCTAAACCATTTCTTCCAACTATTAAATTTCCACCTAAGGACCATGAAGCTCCATCATATTCTTCTGTACATCGTACTGTAGGAGAACCACCAAAAGCAAGTGCGGCATTTTGTGTACCCACACCTGCTAAAAATTGTCTTCCATTTAATAAATTACCACCTACACACCATATTAAACCATTATATTCTTCAGTAGTTGATAAACTAGGTGATCCACCAAAAGCAAGTGCGGCATTTTGTGTTCCTGCTCCTGCTAAAAAACGTCTTGAGTTTATTAAAGGTCCACCTGTTCTCCATACTGGTGGAGGTATAGTTGGTGTTTGAGTTGGAGTTCTTGTGTTAGTAGGCGTTACACTTGTTGTATTAGTTGGAGTTACACTTGCCGTATTAGTTGGTGTTGATGTATTAGTTGGTGTTTGTGTTGCAGTTTCTGAAGGAGTATTAGTTGGAGTTGATGTATTAGTTGGAGTATTAGTTGGAGTTTTTGTATTGGTTGGTGTCTCAGTATTAGTTGGAGTATTAGTTGGAGTAGAAGTTTTGGTATTGGTTGGAGTTACTGTTGGAGTTACTGTTGGAGTTACTGTTGGTGTATTAGTATTAGTATTGGTAGGAGTTTGAGTTGGTGTTTGAGTTGGTGTTGAAGTTTGAGTTGTAGTTTGAGTTGGAGTTGGAGTCGGACATATAACAACACAACTTAGACAATCAGTTTGAGCTGTTAATGGCGAGGTGTAAGAATATCTGGCATAACTTTCACCTGAGAATGCAACACAAGTTGCACATCCATCAAATCCTGTTGCATTAATATAATAAACAATGCCCTCATTAATTGTTTGGTCACCAGGAATTCCTTCTAGTAAAAATACTTGATTATCTCTTGATTCACAACAATCCACAAAATACCTAATTAAAGGTTCTGGTGGAGTTTGACTCGGTGTTGGTGTTTGAGTTTGAGTTGATGTATTAGTTGGCGTTTGAGTTTGAGTTGGAGTCTCTGTATTGGTTGGTGTTACACTTGCAGTATTTGTTGGTGTGTTTGTAGGAGTTTCTGTATTAGTTGGCGTTTGAGTAGGAGTAGGAGTCTCAGTATTAGTTGGAGTTTGAGTTGGAGTCTCTGTATTGGTTGGTGTTTGAGTAGGTGTTTCACTGGCGGTTTGAGTAGGAGTTTCACTCGCAGTTTGAGTAGGAGTTTCACTCGCAGTTTGTGTTGGAGTTTCAGTGTTAGTTGGAGTTTGCGTAGGAGTTTCGCTTGAAGTATTTGTCGGAGTTTCAGTGTTGGTAGGAGTATTAGATGGTGTTTGAGTCGCAGTGTTGGTAGGAGTTTCTGTGTTGGTAGGCGTATTAGTAGGAGTTTGAGTTGCTGTCTGAGTCGGAGTTTTAGTGTTAGTAGGCGTATTGGTTGGAGTCTCAGTTGCCGTCTGAGTTGGAGTTTCAGTGTTTGTTGGAGTTACTGTAGGAGTTTGAGTTTGAGTTGAAGTTTGAGTTGGAGTTGGAGTCGGACATATAACAACGCAACTTAGACAATCAGTTTGAGCAGTTAATGGCGAGGTGTAAGAATATCTGGCGTAACTTGAACCTGAGAATGCGACACAAGTTGCACATCCGTCAAATCCTGTTGCATTAATATAATAAACAATACCCTCATTAATTGTTTGGTCACCAGGAATTCCTTCTAGTAAAAATACTTGATTATCTCTTGATTCACAACAATCCACAAAATACCTAATTAAAGGTTCTGGTGGAGTTTGACTCGGTGTTGGTGTTTGAGTTTGAGTTGATGTATTAGTTGGCGTTTGAGTTTGAGTTGATGTATTAGTTGGTGTTTGAGTTTGAGTTGGAGTCTCTGTATTGGTTGGTGTTACACTTGCAGTATTTGTTGGTGTGTTTGTAGGAGTTTCTGTATTTGTAGGTGTATTAGTTGGAGTCTCTGTAGGAGTCTCAGTTGGTGTTGGTGTCGGAGGATAATTTATCTCAACGAATACGTTTATTGGAACACCTGAAACAAAAATACTACTCTGAATTGTTGAAGGGTTTTCTGCACCAATACCTAATCCGTAATCAAAAAACACTGAAGAATCTCCACTGAAGATTATTGTATTTGCTCCTTGTGTCATTGTTACTGTACCACCATAAATTAAAGTATCAAAATAATCAGAATGGTATAAACCCGAGGCATCTGTATTATTAATGTAAGCAATGGACGCCAAACTCCAATCATATGTTACAATTTGTTCACCACTTGATTCAAAAGTAAACATTATATTACCTGGGTTATTTGGTTCTTCCGCATTAGATCCATCAGGAAGGAAGAAATAATATTGTCCTGGACCAGCAGGTGTAAATGTTGGTGTTAGAGTTGAAGTTTGTGTTTGTGTATTAGTTGGTGTTGATGTATTAGTTGGTGTTTGTGTTGCAGTTTCTGAAGGAGTATTAGTAGGAGTTACACTTATAGTATTAGTTGGTGTTGATGTATTAGTTGGTGTTTGTGTTGCAGTTTCTGAAGGAGTATTAGTTGGAGTCTCACTAGGAGTATTAGTCGGAGTTTCCGTATTTGTTGCGGTATTAGTTGGAGTTGACGTTTCAGTATTAGTTGGTGTTTGAGTTGGAGTTGATGTCTCAGTATTAGTTGGTGTTTGAGTTGGAGTTTCAGTATTAGTTGGTGTAGGCGTTTCTGTGTTAGTAGGAGTAACCGTTGGCGTTTGTGTTTCAGTTTCTGTTGGAGTTACTGTAGATGTTGGTGTTTCTGTGTTGGTGGGCGTATTAGTAGGAGTCTCTGTTGGGGTAGGTGTTTGAGTTTCTGTTGCGGTAGACGTTAATCCAACAGTAGTCGTAGAAGTTGGAGTTAATGTTGACGTTGGAGTATTAGTTGGTGTCTCACTAGGAGTATTAGTTGGTGTTTCTGTATTAGTTGGAGTTTGAGTTGGCGTGTTAGTTGGAGTTTCAGTAGCAGTATTAGTTGGAGTTTCAGTATTAGTTGGTGTTTGTGTTGCAGTCTCTGATGGAGTATTGGTAGGAGTTTCTGAAGGAGTATTTGTCGGAGTTTCAGTATTAGTTGGAGTATTAGTTGGAGTATTTGTTGGAGTCTCACTAGGAGTATTAGTCGGAGTTTCCGTATTTGTTGCGGTATTAGTTGGAGTTGACGTTTCAGTATTAGTTGGTGTTTGAGTTGGAGTTGATGTCTCAGTATTAGTTGGTGTTTGAGTTGGAGTTTCAGTGGGTGTTGTAGTTTGAGTTGGAGTTTCAGTGGGTGTTGTAGTTTGAGTTGGAGTCTCACTACTTGTTGGTGTAGGTGTTTCTGTGTTAGTAGGAGTAACCGTTGGCGTTTGTGTTTCAGTTTCTGTTGGAGTTACTGTAGATGTTGGCGTTTCTGTGTTGGTGGGAGTATTAGTAGGAGTCTCTGTTGGGGTAGGTGTTTGAGTTTCTGTCGCAGTAGGTGTTAATCCAACAGTAGTCGTTGAAGTTGGAGTTAATGTTGACGTTGGAGTATTAGTTGGAGTTTGAGTTGGTGTTTCTGTATTAGTTGGAGTTTGAGTTGGTGTTTCTGTATTAGTTGGAGTTTGAGTTGATGTATTGGTTAAAGTTTGAGTTGATGTATTGGTTGGAGTATTAGTTGGTGTTTGAGTATTAGTAGGAGTATTAGTTGGTGTTTGAGTATTAGTTTGCGTAGGAGTTTCAGTATTAGTTGGAGTTTGTGTCGCAGTTTTGCTTGGAGTATTTGTCGGAGTTTCAGTATTAGTTGGTGTCGGAGTTTCAGTATTGGTTGGAGTATTGGTAGGGGTTTGGGTATTAGTTGGTGTATTCGTTGGTGTCTCAGTATTAGTTGATGTTGGTGTTTGAGTTGGCGTTTCTGTTGCGGTTGGTGTTAAACCTGTAGTTACAGTCGGAGTTGGTGTATTAGTTGCGGTTATACTTGGTGTTATAGTTGGGGATGGAGTAGGTGAATTTGATGGAGTAGGTGTGTTTGTCGCCTCAAGTGGTGGAAACGGACCGTTGTCAACAAAAGATATTGATGATTTAAACGATGAAGATACGGTATAGGTACCATCAATTACCCAAATATTTTTAGTTTGATTTGGTAGTAATTCAACTTGGTAGTCCCAAACTAAATCATCACATCTTCTATAACTGAAGTTTACTATTGTTGATCCCGTATTCGTGAGTGTATATTTACTACATGACATCCTAAATGTTGTTTACTTAATAAATACTAAGACTTAATTAAATTAATTAAACACATTTAATTTATTTACAATCCATAAGTTGCTTTTTGAAAATTATGATTATACAATGCTTAAGGTGAGGTTAATGCCACATTATTATATTGCATAGTAATTCCTAATTTACCAACATAAGGATAGTTTAGTCCTATGTTTAACTCTCTATTATTTGCTTTGTTAATTGGTGTTGTGTATCTACTATTTGATGATGCGAAGAATGCTCCGTTTTTATAGTACTTTATAGTTCCGTTTATAAATATATTAAGTGTATTCTTCGGTACAGGATAATGCTGTTGATGCAGGTGATGAAGTAAATCCTCCAAAAGCAAGTCCGGCTGTTTGTGTTCCTGCACCAGCTAAACTACATCTTGCAGTTATTAAAGCTCCGCCTGCGGTCCATGATGTACCATTATATTCTTCTGTACATCTTACTACACCAGATATAATCCCACCAAAAGCAAGTCCCTCACTTTGTGTTCCTGCTCCTGCTAAATTATATCTTGCAGTTATTAATGGTCCACCCGTGATCCATGTTGTACCATCATATTCTTCGGTACATGATAATACAACAGGTGCATTTGTACCACCAAAAGCAAGTGCTGCATTTTGTGTTCCCGATCCTGCCAAATGTTGTCTTCTAATTATTAAAGCTCCACCTGCGGCCCATAATGCTCCGTTATATTCTTCGGTACATGTTAATACAACAGGACTAAGAGCAATTGATCTACCACCAATAGCAAGTGCGGAATCTTGTGTTCCCGCTCCCGCTAAAAAAGTTCTAGCGTTTATTAACGCGCCGCCTACGGTCCATGATGAACCATTATATGCTTCTGTACACGCCAACGGTCCTTCTCCACCAAAAGCGAGTCCAGCATTTTGTGTTCCTGCACCTGCTAAACCATTTCTTCCGGTTATTAAATTTCCACCTACGGTCCATAATGCTCCGTTATATTCTTCGGTACATGATAAACAAGCAGTTGTAGTTGTTCTACCACCAAAAGCGAGTCCAGCATTTTGTGTTCCTGCTCCTGCTAAACTATATCTTGCGGTTATTAATGCTCCACCTGCGGACCATACTCCTGGCGGCATAGTTGGTGTTTGACTTGGGGTCCTTGTTGGGGTCACTGTTCTCGTTGGGGTCACTTTTGGAGTTGCTGTTATCGTTGGTGTCACTGTTGGTGTTACTGTTGCACTATTCGTAGGAGTTTGAGTAGCTGTTTCAGTATTTGTTGGTGTTACTGTTGTGGTATTTGTAGGAGTTTGAGTCGGAGTTTCGGTATTAGTAGGAGTTACTGTTGTGGTATTTGTAGGCGTTTGAGTAGGAGTTTGAGTATTTGTTGGTGTTACTGTTGTGGTATTCGTAGGAGTTTGAGTCGGAGTTTCGGTATTAGTTGGAGTAACTGTTACGGTATTTGTAGGAGTTTGAGTTGGTGTAATACTTGGAGTAACTATTGGATTAACAGATGGTGTCGGAGTAGGTGTAACGTTAAATGTTGTTCCTGATGACGCTTCAACAGTAAAACCGTATTCAGTAGTTCCTGACACATTAAATGACACCCCCTCAAATGAACTTTCGTCCGATAAATTATTGTAATCATAATCAACATATACTTGGGAATATCCTTTAGTTGCTCCTGATAATAGTTCAACCGAACCGTTAATAACTAATGACGAGCCACTAATAGTATTAAGTATATTAGTAAAATTTACGGTCATATCAGTGTCTAAAGGATAGTCCGCAGTTATCGAATACGAAGCATTAACAGAACCAGAATAATATAAACCTTCCAATACGAGATTATTTGATACACCTACCCATGAATTCCAAAACCCATTATTAGTTAGCCATGCAGATGACTGATTTCCTGTTGTAAATGTTTGAGGATTACCAAATTCGTTAGATACATATTGAGATAAACCAATAAATTCATTTTCATCAAAACTATTAGTTCTGTAAAATCCGACAGATGCCGTAACACCACTAATAGGTGTTGGTTGGGTATTACCACTTACGGGTATAGCAATAACATAACCTAATTCTTCGTCAGGTCCTGACCAAAATTGAGGACTACCGGTAAATCCTGATGTTGGCGTTCCAACTGATAAATTTCCTACTTGTATTGTTCCAGTTATTAAGTCTGAATTATTGTAAGTAAATTGTGTTGATGTTGCCATTATTGTTATTTTTTTTTATTAATAAATTATACCCCGTAAAGATATTTGGTGGCCAAATAATTATCCCTAATTTGTGCTGTTGATAGTAATGATTTATAAACAAATACGCTTCCAAATCTACCACTGAAATACTCAGAATTTTGACTAAAAAATTCGTCTCTAGTAACTCCAAGAGTAAACGCGGTACCAGAAAGACCTCCGGCATTGGTTATTTCAGGACTAAAAAAACTGTATGTTGAAATTAAAGTACCGTTCTTATACATAGAAGAGGTATTAATATCCATCGTAATAGTTACCATTTGCCAAGTGTCGGCGCTATATGCAAGAGAGAAGGTTTGGGTGTTGGACTGACTAGGAGAGCTACTTTGGTATATTGTCTGACCACCATTTGATAGGTAAGTAGTTCTATATTTAAGATATTCATACTTACTCATAATAGTATAATTTGCAGAACTGGTATTTGAAGGACGCACCCATGCCATTATCGTCAACGGTACTTCAAAGCTAAAACCATCAGTATAGTTATCTACCTTGAAATATTGAGTAAACCCATCAAGAGTGAAACCAGAATTTGCAGTGTATGTTGGTCCACCAACTATTGTAGCATTATTACCGTTTCCTGATTGGTCCGCCCACACATTTCCAACAGGTGCAACCGCACTATTCAAATATAAATCGTAGCCTGGCTCTATCTGAGGTATAATTGTTGGTGTTGGTGTTGATGTTCTGGTAGGTGTTGGAGTTCGTGTTGCTGTTATGGTAGGTGTTGGAGTTCGTGTTTGAGTTGCCGTTGGGGTTAATCCAACAGTTACTGTTGGAGTTTGGGTTTGAGTTGGTGTATTTGTTGGAGTTTGTGTTGGAGTTTGTGTTCTTGTGTTAGTCGGAGTAGAAGTTTGTGTTCTTGTGTTAGTTGGAGTGGCAGTATTTGACGCAGTATTTGACGCAGTATTTGTTGGGGTTTGAGTTGGGGTTTTAGTTTGAGTATTTGTTGGTGTGGAAGTGTTTGATGTTGTATTAGTTGGTGTTTGAGTAGGTGTTTCACTTGCAGTTTGTGTTGGAGTTACTGTATTAGTTGGTGTTTGAGTTTGAGTTGGAGTCTCAGTATTAGTTGGTGTTACGGTATTAGTTGGAGTTTGAGTAGGTGTTTCACTTGCAGTTTGTGTTGGAGTTTCAGTTGGAGTAACTGTTGGTGTCTCTGTATTAGTTGGTGTTTGAGTTTGAGTTGGAGTCTCTGTATTAGTTGGTGTTACGGTAGTAGTTGGAGTTTGAGTAGGTGTTTCACTTGAAGTTTGTGTTGGAGTTTCGGTATTAGTTGGTGTCGGAGTTTGAGTAGTAGTTGG